AAAAAACTGATAGAATATGTAAACTACCTTAAAGGTTTTGAAAAAGAAGGTATTTGTTCTTTGTTGATAAAAGATACAACTTTAGAAATAATTAATGATACTAAAAATAATATTGAGAACAAAGTATCTTTGGAATATCTGGATAAAACTACAGCTAAGATAAGAGCTAAAAATTTCAATAAGATAGCAACAGTAACACCAGAGACAATGAAAGATGGGATGAGTTTTGTTGCTACAGGTTCTGTTAATTCTGAAAAATATTCATCTCAAATTACAGGAGTTCTTATAGAAACTAAAGATAAAATACTTCGTTTGGCTGGTACAGATGGTGTAAGGTGTTGTATATACGACACTGTCTGTGATCAAGAATCTAATTATTCTGTTGTAGTTCCATCCCATACAGCAAGAGCTATATCTAATATAGCCTCTGTATTAAATAAAAATGCAGATGTTTGTTATTCTTCTACTTATTTTGTATGCGATTTTGGTAATGTTGTCATTTATTCTTCAAAATTAAATGTAGAGTTTCCTTCGTTGCGTGGGTTGTTTGATTTTTCAGGATCGACTATATCTGTAGATTATAATGATTTTACAAATATTCTCCGTGGAGCAAGTATCGCAGGTAAAGAAGAACAAGATAATAAAATAGAAATTAAACTAGCAAACAATACATTATTGGTATCTTCTACAGGGTTTAATACTTCTTGTAAAATTAATAATACAATAAATGATAGCAAACCTGTTGTGGCTTTTATGAATGTGCTTTTTTTATATAGCCTTTGTTCTTTTTTCAAAAGTAAAGATGTTGTTTTACAATTTGGAGAAAATGCTATAAAAATTAGCAATGAGGAAAATAATAAATTAGCATTTTTAGCTTTATTAAAGGTTTAGCTATGCTATTTTTAAATGAAAAAATGTGTATTGATTTTTTAGAAAAACATAGCTATTATGTATATAAACTTTATGATATTGATAAGCTACCTAAAGACTGTGTGGAATTAACGAAGTACTTTTTTAGTTTGGCAAGAATAGTTTATGATATACCTTATGAATCAATATTGTGGAAAGTTGAATTTGCATTTGCTAAAACGTTTATTAAACAAATGTCACAGGATAATAATCCAAAAGATAAGTTAGCAATATCACAATGTAAATATGTTGTCGATACTGTATTTAATAATCTTGATTTATTTGAAAAATATTATAGAGTTGACTCATTAAAAATTTTCGCGGCTGAAAAAAATTATTGGGTAATAGAAAAATGTGCCAAATTAGATGGTAAAGGGATAAGAGAAAGGACAGGTTATACACAAAAGGACTGGGACTTATTAAACAGAGAATATGAAAATTTTACACATGAATCTTTAGATGTAGAGAAAATTAAATTAGATTTGATAAATATGTTAGGAGATGCCCATGGCAAAGAAAAAAATAGTTAGTAATAATGTTCAAGATATAGATGCTATTATAAGTGCTTTAAATAAAAAGATTGGAATACCTGTAGCAGGAAGACTTAAAGACTTTGATCTTTCTTATAAAGTTAGACATACTGGAAGTTTAGCTGTAGATATAGCTACTGGTATAGGCGGGCTTGCATCTGGAAGAATGTATGAAATATCTGGTAATTATTCGTCTGGTAAGACTACTTTGGCTACGAGTGCGCTTAGATACGTACAGCAAGAGGCCGGTTTACCTTTATTTTGTGATGCAGAGACTGCGATGGAAGAATCTTTGTTTCAAGGAATGCATATTGATCCAGAAAAATTAATTTATCAAAGACATTCTATTGGAGAAGTTTTGCTAGAAGGCTGTGAGTCATTAATTAAATCTGATATAATTTCTATCGCGGTAATAGATAGTTTAGCTACTTTATTGCCAGAAATTGAAGATTCTAAATCATTATCTGATAATTCAAAAATAGGTGCAAAAGCTACACTTGTTGGAAGATTTTTACAAAAGATAAACTCGTTGTTAAGAGCTACTGGTACCACACTTGTTTTAATAAATCAGCAGAGGGTTGATATTGCAGCAAGTCAACGTTCACATACAGGTCCTGTTTTAAAAACAACATGTGGAAAAGCAGTAGAATTTTTTCCATCATGTAAAATTAAATTGTTTGGTTCTCAGGCTAAAAGTAATCAAATAATAGATAGTCAAGGAAACCTTATAGGACAGAAAGTTAAAGTTACTATAACAAAAAACAGACTTGCTAGACCAATGTCTATTTTTAATACCCATTTAATTTTTGGGAAAGGTTTTGATATAGTTAGGGATTTAATAGGGATAGCGACAGATATAGGGATATTAGAATTAAATGGTGCATGGTATTCTTATGATGGAAAATCCATGGCACAAGGAGAGAATAAACTTCATACGCTTTTAGTTGAAGACAGGAAGATTCTTAATGAATTATTAAATAAAGTATTGATGTTGTTTGGAATACATGAACATAACTATGGCCAAATTGTAGAAGAGTATTTAAATCCTGTATATGGTGAAAAAGAAGTAATTAATGAAGAAACTGGTGAGATAACAAGTGAGTAACTTCGAAGATAAAATGTTTGAATGTTTGAAAGAAAGTTTTCCATATTTTAGAATAGAAAAACAGTTCTATGTTAATGTAGAAAATAATAAATATTTTTATGATTTTTTTGTTAAAGAGTTAAATGTTTTGATAGAGTGTCATGGAGAACAACATGTGAGATTTGTTAAGCATTATCACGGAGATATGATTGGATTTAATAAACAAAAAACAAGAGATAGAACAAAAATATTTTATGCTTCTAAAAATAATTATACTTTAGTTATATTTTTTTATGATGAAGAGAAAAGTTTAACATCAAAATATGTGAAGGAGAAAATATATAATGTCATTAATTTTAGTTAAATCTTGTCCCAGTTTTATACCTCTTAAAGACGGGACAATCCTTGGGGAAGAAAAGTTTTGTGATTTATCTTTTCAGTGTAAACAGACTGGTATGATATCAAAATATGTAAAAATTGTAATGCCAGACGGTGAAGAGGTTTATGAGTTTTTATGTACTGGTAACAAAGTAAAGAACAAAGAAGATTTAGAATTAGATAAAGCAGTGTAATATTTTGGCATAGTTATTGCATGGTTAAAGTCAAATTACGGTGTGTAGCTTATTCAATTCTTGTTATTCGTTCCAAATTGGAGAAATAAACATGGATAATATTTTAAATATTTTAAATGAGGTTTCAAGTACAAGATCTACAAACAAAAAGATTAATATTTTAAAAAATGTAAAAGAACCGACATTACAGTCTATCAAGTATATTTTAAATGTTACTTATGATCCTTATAAGGTTTTTAATATAGGTAGTGCTTCCTTAAAAAAATTAAAACAAAATAAGATGGTTGGATCAGGTTTTAGACTAGATATAGATAGGTTTATATTATTTTTAGAATGTCAAATAGATAAAATAGGATGTTCTAACTCTGATTTAGATGAATTAGTTGATATCTTATCTGAATTACGTAAAGATATTGCTGAACTTTGTCTTCTCGTTTTAAAAAAGGATTTAAGAATTGGAATGGCCGCTAAAACAATAAACAAGGCTATTCCAAAACTTATCCCAGAGTTCGATGTTCAATTATGCACTCTTATAAATGATATACCAAGGGGGAGATATTTGGTTTCTCCAAAGCTTGACGGATTACGATGTATAGCAATTCCTCAAAGAGACAATTATCGTTTATTTTCTAGAAACGGTAGAGAGTTGTATTTTCCAGAGATATCAAATGTTCTTAATGATTATTGTGGAAAAACTAATTTGGTGTTTGATGGGGAGTTAATGGGTAGTGATTGGAACGATTCTATGAAAATAAGTAGAAAATATAATCAAGATCGTTCTGGTTTAAAATACAATATAATGGATTCAATTTATCTTACAGAATGGGAATCTGTTGATAGTAGTAGTGATCCAGTATTTAAAAGATATAGTAGGTTATTGGATATTCTATCTTCTTTTAATTCAGATTGGATAAAATTAATTCCGCATACGATGATGGATAATGAAGAAGATGTTTTACATTTTTATAGTTATTGTTTAGATATGGGGTATGAGGGTATTGTTTTGAAAGAATTTTTGTCTTGTTATGAAAAAAGAAGAACGTGGTTAAAAATGAAACCTACAGAAACTTATGATTTAACTGTTGTAGATTGTATTGAAGGAACAGGAAAAAATGAAAATTCTCTTGGTTCATTTGTTGTTAATTTCAATGGTATAATAGTTAATGTGGGACCTGGTAAAATGTCAGATAAACAAAAAAAAGAATTTTGGGAAAACAAAGAAAAAATGTTAGGTGTAGTAATTGAAGTTGAAGCAGACAGTGTAACAAAAGATGGAAGCTTAAGGTTTCCAAGATTTTGTAGTTTAAGAAAAGATAAAGATGGTGACTAAATGGAAACAGATAGTATAATAAATAATACGTTAGATAGAGTAGGTATGGGAAAAATAAAACCTAGCCAAAGTATTATAGATAAAGCTTTATCATTTAATGTTAATGAGTTAGATACTATTGATGATAGTGATATTACAAAGTTTATAGTGGCGTTGTCACAATACCTCATATATGTGATATTAGAAATAAATAAATTAAGAATTAGAAAGGCTATTTTGGATCGTGATATAGAAATAGGTATTGCTACATTTATTGCTTCTACTGGGTTAAATAAAGGAACCAAGGCTGAAAGAAGGTTTTTAGCTATTGGTGCTTCTCCTGAGTTGGAAAAGAAAAGTGAACAGTTTCAAGTTATTTCAACAGAACTTATGTTGTTAGATAATATAGATAAATATATTGAAGTTTATTGTAATGGATTAAAAAAAGAGTTATCAAGAAGAGACCAGGAGCACCACTTTGAAGCAAGGTAATAGAAAGATTTCAACTGATATGACGGTTGAACGTCTCGTATTGGCAAATGTTATAAAATCTTACAACGATTTTTTGAATGTATTATCCTTTGTTACGGATGATGACTTTGTAATTCCATTTAATAAGTTGTTATTCAGGGCTTGTTGTAATGTGTATAAGTACGAAGTTCCTTCTGTAGATAAGCTGACATTAATCAACGAAGTATTAAATTATTTTACTATCAATAAGAAAAACAGTATTGTAAAAGCTTGTGAAGAAAATGGTGTTGGAACTATAGCAAATATTAATCTTCAAGTAGATTCTTTATATGAAATATCTTCTTCGTTTGATTTTACAAATATAGATTTATATATTAAAAAACTTCTTAATATAAGTAAAAAGAATAAGTTAATGTCTTATTTAGATAAAAAGACCAATGATTTAGAGGGTGTTTTAACAAATCATGATGTGAAATCTTTAGATGTAATAAATGATGTAGAATTTGGTCTTTTGAATTTAATGCAAAACGATAGTGTAAGCGATGATCCAGAAGATATATTCTCAAATATGGGTTCATATGTAGAAAAAGTATTAAATAATAAAGTAGACATGATAGGATTATCAACAGGTTTTCCTATATTAGATGATAGATTGGATGGCTTAGTTAATGGGACACTTAATGTTATAGCAGCATTTAAAAAAGGTGGGAAGTCGTGTATGTCAATGTGTATAGCACTACATGTCGCTTTTAAGTTAGGTATTCCAATTCTTTATATCGACACGGAGATGTCTACAGAGCAAAATTATTCTCGTATTTTGTCTAGGCTTACAAAGATACCAGAAAAAAGAATTAAACGCGGAAATTTAACCGATGCAGAGAAAGAGTTACTAGTGATGGCTTCTAAACTGTTAAAGACTAAAGGAAAATATTTTCATAAATATTTACCAGGTTTTAAAATAGAAACAGTTATATCTCTTATAAAAAAGTATCATAGCAAATATGGAATAGGTCTTGCTATTTTTGATTATATAAAATCAGGTTCTCAAGAAGATTTTTCTACAGTAAAAGAATATCAATTGTTAGGAAATACAACAATTGCTCTAAAAGATTTGTCCGGTATATTGAACATACCTATTTTGGCGGCTGTTCAGCGTGGTCGTAGTGGTGATATTGCAGATAGTGATAGAATTGCAAGGTATGCTGATACTGTTATAGTACTTGAAGAAAAGAAAAAAGAAGAAATAGAAAAATTAGGTTTTCAAGGCGGTTTGTATAAATTTTTTATTAAACATTCACGTAGGGGCGGTGAAACACCGTTTGAAGGTATTGGGGTTCATTTTAGAAAATCTATTTTAAATATTCAGGAAGCTGAAGCACAACTTATAGACTATAAAGAATATGAGGCAACAGAAGAGGAATATGAAGAAATAAAAGATGAACTTATCAATGATATAAAACCTAAAAAAGATAAAAGCAAAGTTGCGGAGATTGCTGATTCATGGTAAATTATTGCAGTTTATCCCTTATTGTTGGTGGTATAGGATATGAGAGAGTTTTGAGTTGGTTAGGTTTTTCAAATATGACCAGTGATTCCTCTTCTGTACGTGCTCCGTGTGCGGTTCATGGCGGAGATCGTAAAGATTCTTTTTGTTTATATAAGAACACTTTAATTTGGAGATGTTTTTCGAATAAATGTAATGAGATATATGGGTCATCTTTTTTTGATTTGATTAAAGTGATATTTAAATGTTCGTTTGGAGAAGCTTTAAACAAATTTTGTACTGAATTTGCTGTTGATAAGCCAACTTTTTTAGATGGTGATCTTGATGATAATTCTAAAAAGGATGCTTTGTTTTTAAATTATTTAAAACACGCCACACAAGATAACTATAATATTACATCAATTAAATTAGATACTAGACCTTGTGATTATTTTTTAAGTTTTCCCCCTTTAGGTGGAGGTCCATTTAATAAGGAAATTTTAAATTTTTTTAATGTATCAGAGGCCTATACTGATGACTTTGGTATAAATCGTGCATTAATTCCTATATATGATTATAATGGAGCTTTATCTGGCTATTCTGGAAGAGATATATCAAATAAATTAAAACAAAGAAAATATTTACTTATAGGTAATATTACTGCAGGAGATATATTATATAATTTAAATGTAGCAAAAAATACTAAGTCTGATTATATTATTATTGTTGAAGGCTTTAAATCGGTATGGAGATTGCATGAATATGGTTATGATAATGTTGTTGCTTGTATGGGCTCGTTGTTAGTACCACATCAAATTAGATTGCTTATAAGTACTTTAAAAAAGATAGTTTTATTTTTTGATTCTGATTCTGCTGGGATACAAGGAACAATAATAACAAATAATAAATATAATTTAACATTACCCCTTGTTCCCGTTATATCAGAATATGATAGAGATCCTGCAGATTTAACAAAAAAAGAAATAGATAAAATATTAGGTAAATATAGAACAGAACATACGATGTTGGCATAGATGTTGCATTCTTTCACAGTTAAAATACATATAAAACGGAGAATAAGATTATGTCTGAACAAGATGGTTACCTTTTGGTAACAATGGTAGGAAAAATTGTAGAAAGTACTTTAAATTACACTAAAAATGGAAGTCCTTATACTAAGGGAAAAATTGCAATACCATTTACTACTAGGGATGGTGAATTGAAACATAAATTTTATAATTTCATAACTTGGTCTGATCTGGCTGAGATAATTGCAGAAATTCCAGAAGATACTTTGGTCAAAATGGAAGGTGATTTGAGAATTAGTTCTTATGATAAAGCGTGTTCTTCATGTGGAGAAATGTTTAAGGCATATTGGACCGATATAAATGTTAATAATGTAGATTTAGTATAAGGAGAAAAGAAAATGACAAATAGCACAGAAGATAATAAAGTATTTAAAGGTATGCCTGGTTTAGTTCTTTTACCATCTCATATGTATAATCTTAAGACAATTACTGAGAATTGTTGGTTTTCTGTGCCATTTTCTGGTAAATTTTCAGAAATGTATCCAGATTTTTTTGAAGAAGCAGAAAAAAATGAAGATACTGACGAGTTTAAAGTAGTTTTTGATAAAGAAGGTGCTAGACATTTGTCTTCTGTTGATTTAGTTGAAGCACTCTTTGCTAACAGCAAATATCCAGCTTTGAAAGATAACCAAGTGTTTGCTATAATATCAATATCTTTATCAGATTCTAAGAAAACCTTATATGTAAAAGGATCAGTGCTTGAATTTTCTGTTTAATTTTGGTATGTATATTGCATAGTTTATTATAGATTGAAGATTGACGATTGGAGATAAGTATGTCACAAAGTTATTATGAAACATTAGGTGTAGATAAGGCCGCATCTCAAGAAGATATAAAAAGCGCCTTTAGAAAGCAAGCATTAAAGTACCACCCAGACAGAAATCAGGGTGATGCAAAGGCTGAAGAGCGCTTTAAAAAAGTGAACAGTGCTTATTCTGTTTTAAGTGACGAGAAAAAAAGACAGATGTATGATATGGGAGCAGATCCTAACAGTAGTGGGTTTAATGGGTTTGGTGGTTCTGGTGGATTTAGTGGAGATCCTTTTAAAGATATGTTTTCTCATTTTAATATGAATTTTGGAAGACAACAAGGTTCACGCGGTTACGAGCAGGCTCGTACCAAGGTGATAAATATAACTGTTACATTAAACTTATATGAAGTTACTTTTGGTTGTGAAAAAAATATAAAATTTAATTATGACGAACCGTGTAATGCTTGTAATGGCACTGGTGTTAAAGAATTTAGAACATGTGAGGCTTGTGGTGGTTCTGGAATGAGAGTAGTACAACGTGGTCCAAATTCAAATATAATGATGACATGCAGCTCTTGTGGTGGTTCTGGAAAAGTAGTAAAAGAGAAATGTGATAAATGTAACGGTAGTGGGTTAGGAAGTAAAAAAACAATAGAACATATAATTCACATAAAACCAGGGGTAAGGCCTGGGGAAAATATTCTTATACAGGGTGGTGGCATTCCTGATGGTCGTGGTGGTGCTGGTCATCTTGTAGTAAATATTGAAATAAAATTTCCTGATGCATCTTCCTTTTCAGTTGAAGATAAGAATATTTTACAGGGATTATTAAACTCAAAGTAAATGGAGAACACTATATGAAAGTAAAAGCTCTATCAGCGTCAAGATTAAAAACATGGTTACAGTGTAAATATAAATATGGATGTGTTTACCATAAGTTAGCTCCTAAGCCTGTAGAACCACCAAAAGACTATTTTGCTGTTGGATCATCAGTTCATTACGCATTAGAGTATGCAGGACAAATGGTGATAAAAAGTAACTTAAAGTCATTTACTAAAGATGATACAGAATTAATAACAAGTAAGTATATAGAAGAGTGTTCTCGTTTAAATTTGGGAGATGAGGCTCTTATATACGATGGTTTTAATTTGCTTTTAACTAAATTAGATAGGTTTGAATTTAGTCATAAAATTATATCATTAGAGGATCGCTTTACTGTTGAGATAGCCGGTGTTCCTCTTATTGGTGCAATGGATAAAGTAGTTGAATTTAACGCTGATTCCTTATGTGTTATAGATTATAAAACATCAAAGAGCGTTCTTACTGATGATGAGGTCGAAACAGATGTGCAACTTTCTTTGTACGATGCTGCAGCTAGAAAACTTTTCCCTGGTTATACTAATTATTCAGTGTGTCTTGATTATTTAAGATTTTTTCCAAAACATAACAAAAGAACTGAAGAACAAAGATATTCTTTTATTCAATTACTTAAAACTAATTATAAATTAATTTTAGAAGCAAAGAAGGGAGATTTAGTACCAGAACTTAATAAATTTTGTCCATGGTGTGAATACGTAGATGTGTGTCCTGCTATTAAAGAAATAAAAGATAGCGTACCAGATCACCAAATGTTTGACGATGAGAATACTTTGGCCGATTCGTATGATAAAATACGTAAATTGAGTAAAATTTTAGAACTTAAACAAAAAAATATTAGATCTATTTTGGTTGGTAAGATAAGAGCTACTAAAAATAATAAGGCACCTACTGAAGATTTTAATATTTCTATAAGACAAACGCCAAGAGTAAGTTACGATCCTTCTGCTTTGTATAATATTATAGGGGCAGATGATTTGATTAAATGTGTCAATGTTGTAAATAAAAAACTTGATATGTTAATTAAAAGCGGCGTGATTACTAAAGAAGAGGCACGGGCTATATCAAATGTAAGCTATACGTCAGCAATTTTGGATGTTCGTAGGAAGAAGAAATAAAATATTTAGGATATATTGTGGTTAAATATAAAGTTTGTAATAAGTGTAAAATAAAAAAACCTATTTCTGAATTTTATAATGATAAGTCCAGAAAAGACGGTAAGCATGCGTGCTGTAAAAAATGTAGTGCTATTAATAATAGGTTATATTATAAAAATAATAAAAAGAAATTAAAAAAACAAGTAAAAATAAATTATCAAAATAAAAAAGAAGAAATAAAAATAAAAAATAAAATAAGATATTATGCTAATAGAGAAAGAAACATAAAAATATCACAACAATATGTTAAAACACACAAAAAAGAAATTGCAATACGTTCTAAAAAATATTTATATTCTCAAGCTGTTTATAATAATTATGTTGCTAAAATTTCGTTTGCTGAAAAAGTAAAAAAAAGGATCAAATGGAGAATTGATAGTATTATGTGCTTATTGTGGAAAAGAGTATATACCAACAAATCAGGCAGTTAAAAGCCGTATTAAAGCATTAAACGGAAAATGTAAAAATAATTCAGAATATCGTTTTTATTGTTCGGAAAATTGCAAACAGGCTTGTCCAATTTATAACCAGAAATTGTGGCCAAAAGGTTTTAAAAAAGCAACCTCCCGCGAGGTTGTCCCATTACTTCGTCAGATTGTTTTAGAAAGAGATGACTACGCTTGTTTGAGATGTGGAGCAACAACAGAAACAGCGCAATTACATGTTCATCATATTACTCCGTATGCGCAAAATAAAATGCAGGCAAATGACCCTGACAGTTGTATAACATTATGTAAGAAATGCCACGAATGGGTTCATCAACAAGAAGGTTGTAGATATAATGATTTAAAGTGTAAATAATTATATAGGATAAGGGGAAAATTTTATGTTTAATCAATCAACACAACAAAAGAAATTAAAAATTTTGGCTTATTGCGACAGCCCCACCGTAGCAACCGGTTTTTCAACAGTGGCTGCTAACATTTTTACTGGTTTGTATAATACAGGTAAGTATGACATTGATATTTTTGGGATTAATTTTTGGGGCGATCCTAAAATTCCGTATACTAAAATGTTTAATATATACCCTGCTGGTTTAAATTCAGAGCGTGATCCTTATGGAAGGAAGAAGTTCATGGAAGAGTATATACCACAACTAAAAGCTGCTGGTAAGAAATTTGTTAGCATTTGTTATTACCCGTGTGACTCTATTATCAAACCTTCTTGGGCAAAAGCTGTAACTTCTGTTGATATTCCAGTAGCTTATACGCAGTTTGCTAAGGATGCTACTTTAAAAGCCCTTGGTAATGACAAACTTGAAAAAAATATTAGAATTATTTATCATGGAGTTAATCACAATGATTTCTACCCAAGACAAGATCAAGAAGCTGTAGAATTTAGAAAAAAATATTTTGGCCCGCAAGCAGATAAATTTATTTTTATGAATTTAAATAGGAATCAACAAAGAAAGGATATCCCAAGATTTATTAGAGCATATAAAGAGGTTAAAAAAACTAATCCAAATATATTAGCATATTGCCACATGGCTCAAAAGGATCAAGGCTGGAATCTCGATGAAGTGTGTAATGGTTTAGAGTTAAGTCTCAAAACAGATGTTATATTTCCTCAAAATTTTGGCCCAAATCAAGGATATCCTGTGCCAGTTGTCAATCTTTTGTATAATTCCTGTGACTGTGCCGTAAGCACTGACCTGGGTGAAGGTACCGGTTTGGCATGGATGGAGGGAATGGCAACTAAAACACCTGTTATTCAACCAAATAATACAGTAAGACCAGAATTAATGAATGAAGATATAGCATACTTAGTTGATTCTGGAACAAGTGAGAACCTGTATACTATTTTGCCAAATGATAACGATGTTCTTAGGCCGCTCGTTGATATCGGTAGCCTTGTTAGGACAATGAAGCATATAGTGGATAACCCAGAAGAAGCTAAAGAAAAAGCTGAAGCTGCTTATAAATATATTATGAATAATTTTACATGGGAACATAGTATTGTACCTAAGTGGGTAAACTTATTTAATGAAGCAGCAAATATGCTTAATACGCAGCCAGTAATTGATAATAAAAATATATTTAAATCAGTAAGTATTTAAAAAATGAAGAAAAAATTTACAGAAATACCTCACGGTGATTATTGTTATACACCTCTTGGATTCAAAGACGGCAAGTATAAAATAAAATTATGTCCGTATTGGGAATATGGGGAAGATGACGACGGTTGTTCTTATGGTTATTGTCATTATTTAGAAGAAAGAGGTTATATTTTATTGTGGGATCAGGTCAAAGTATGTGGAATAAATATGCTTGAGGAGTGAATAAATGTATTATAACATACTAAAAATATTAACAATTATAAAAAAATATTTAAATGATTGGCAACCAACAGATATTTTTCATGACGGGCACTTGTCTTATTTAAAATATGATACACCTTATGTAGATTTTTTTGGAACTCGTTATGGTCATTTTTATAGTGATGTTACTTATACAAAGTTAGGTAATTGGTTTGAGAACGCTCCAACGATTGTTTCTATATTAAAAATATTTTATTATATACCTGCTTGGACTGTTTGGTGTATAACTAATATATTATGGGTTATTATTATAATATGTTTACCAACAAGTATAAAAAGTAGTTTATAAAGGATTTAATCATGTTAAAAGTAAAATATTGGGGTAGTATTTTAGATGGTTGTTATGATGAAGTAACTGAATTATTAACAGATTCTGGGTGGAAATTATTTGAAAACGTTAACTTTGAAGATAAAGTATGTACATTAAACGAAAATCATATTATAGAATATCATCGTCCAGATAATATTATAGAGAAAGATTGGGATGGGGATATGTATAAATTTTATAGTCAGTATAGTTGTATAGATTTGTTAGTTACACCTGATCATAGTATGTATGTACAAAATAAATATTGGCATAGAAAAAAAGATAAAACTGATGGGTGGGGGTTTGAGAAAGCAGAAGAGTGTTTTGGTTTATGTAGATATTTTAAAAAAGATGGTATTTGGGATAAATCCGGGGTAGACTATATTGAAGTATGTGGAAGAAAAATAAAAACAGAGCAGTGGTTAGAATTTTTAGGTTATTATTTGAGTGAAGGGTCTTCAACTATAACAAAACGTCATGACTATATTGTTCAAATTCGCCAATATGGTAGTAATTTAAATAAAATGGCAAAAGCTTTGGATTTCGTTACAGTAGGTAAAATAAATATAAGAAAAGATGGTAGGGTTATTGTTAATGATAAACTATTAGCAGTGTATTTAAAAGAAAAGTTTGGTTATTGTTATGATAAATATATTCCTAGATATATATTAAATAACTGTTCTAAAAAACAATTAAATATTTTATTTGAAGCGTTAATGTTAGGAGACGGTCATGATAATCGTACTTCTGGTGAGGAATATGATAAAGGGGGGTCTTCTTACTATACTTCCTCAATAAAACTAAGAAACGATTTTATGGAGTTATTGTTAAAAGTAGGATATAGTGGATCATACATCAAAAGACATTCTAAAGGTGATATTGTAAAAATATATGATAGACAGTATGCAGCGAAAGCTGATCATTGGGAGATTAGAATAAGATTTAAACGTAATTGTTGTAGTAAAAATGGGAGTAAAAATAATAAAAGTTTTGAAAAAATTGTTAACTACGTTGGTAAAGTTTATTGTGTTACTGTACCAAATCACACGTTATATGTAAGAAGAAATGGTTTTCCCGTATGGTGTGGTAATTCTGGTTATGGCTCTTGTGCAAGACACTATATAAAAGCTTTAATAGAACAGGGGGCAGATCTTACACTGTTACCTGTTAGTTTTGAACAACAACGTCCTGATCTTGGAGAGCTTGGAAATTATTTATCAAAATATATAAATAAAAAAATAAATTATGACATCAACTTGATTCATTTAACTCCTGAACATTACCCTATGTATAGAGAAGAAGGAAAAATAAATGTAGGATACACTGTGTGGGAGACGGATAAGATACACCACGATTGGATAGGTTATTGTAATTGTATGGATGCTATACTTGTTCCTTGTGAATGGAATGTGGAAGTGTTCCGTAATAGTGGGGTGACTGTTCCTATATATTGTGTTCCTCATGTTATAGACACTACGCAGTTTAGCGGTGTTGATAAGTTTGTTATGGATGGTCCACAAAAAGATGATTACATTTTTTATTCTGTGTTTCAATTTTCCGAGAAGAAAGATCCTGTTTCTCTTCTTAAAGCATATTGGCATGCTTTTAGTAACGAAGATAAGGTGTCGTTAGTTCTTAAAGTTCATAGACACGGTTATTCAAAACAAGAACAGAATATTGTTGTACAAACAATTAAAAAAATAAAAGAAAGTATGATAATGCCAAAGAGCAAAGATTATGCTAGAGTATATTTGATATTAGATATGTTGTCTGGTAGAGAAATGTTAGAGTTACATAAATTAGGTAATTGTTTTGTTAGTTTAAACCGGGCTGAAGGCTTCGGGTTGCCTATTGCTGAAGCATCGGCGGTTGGAAACCCATCTATAGTAACAGGGTATGGTGGAGTAAATCAATTTTTAAATAAAGGTAATAGTTATTTAATTGATTATATTTTAACTCCTGTATCTGGAATGGTTAATACGCCGTGGTATATTTCAGACCAATGCTGGGCTCAAGCAAATGTTAAACAGGCTGCTGAAGTAATGAGGCATGTGTATGAGTATAGAAAAGAAGCTGATGAGACTGGTTTATTTGCTCAAAAACACGTAACAGAGAATTTTAGTTATCAAGTTATAGGTAAGCTTTATGTTGATACGTTAAATAAAATAATTAGGGATAAGTAAATGAAAAGATATATAATAGGGGTTTTTGATAGATACCATCTTAAAAACGAGCTTAAAGTAGCAGACGCTACCAATGAAACACTTGCATTATTAGATGTTGTTTGTGATAAGCGTAAAGAAATTAAACATATTGTAGAGAAACTTTTAAAAGATTATAAAACAATAGATGAATTAAAAAGATATTTTTTAGATTATTGGGGTATTGGTGTAACTACCCCTTATGAATTAAAAGGAAATTAGTATATGAATAATATAGAAATAAAAATAAGAGAATGTATTAAGGAAGCAATAAAAAACAAAGATACTATTCGTTTAGGTAATTTGAGAATCATTTTAGGAGAATTTCAAAGAGGTAAAACTAAAAATATTTCTGAGATGGAATCTGTAAGAATATTAAGGCGATTAGAAAAATTGGAAAATGAGGTTTTAGTTATAGGATTAGATGAAATGGCTGGGGTAACTTCAGAATTTTTAGACATAGTAAGGGAATTTTTGCCAACACAAGTTCCTGAAGACACTTTAGTAATTTGGATTAAAAACAATATTGATTTTAGTAGGCTTAAAAATAAATTTGAGGCTGTTGGAATAACAATGAAATCATTCCCACAAGGTAGTGTAGACGGTGGTGTTCTGAAAAACATTATATTAAATAAATTTTAACATTTAAGGCATAGGGTGAATAATTTTCAAAATTTGGCACAAAAACTGCATATAATATAGTCATAAAAAATAAGAAATAAAAGGAGATTTTTGTTATGGGTTTTGTAAATGAGTTTGTAAGGTTGAAAGGTCTAAGTTCTAGAATGGTTGGTGGGTATAGGTTAATAACTGAACAGTCTTCAGATAACGCTATGATTGAAGCTGTTCATACAAGCAGCACAAGACAGTCGTTTGAAGGTCTAAAACAATGTATTATAGACGAAGTACATAATAAAATAAAATCTGAAAAGAAAATGAAAAAAATAATTAGTAAATCTAAGAAAGAACAAGGTTCTTTAAATGAGTTATTGTTTCCTGAACTTTCTGATTTTCCAAAACAAACTATACTTATTAGATTTGGTAGTGCTGTAGAGGCTGGTGTTAGAAAATATATTACATCTAAATGTGAAGATATTTCTAATGAGGTTGGTCCACTAATAAAAAAGTTTTTAGATAGAAATATTCAATTGGATGTTGCAGTACGTCAAAATAATGTTTGTTTTATTAGTGAGCTTAAGTATAATTTTAATTTAGACACTGAAAAAACAGCTAAGATTGTAGAAAAATTAGATCTTCTTAGCATTACTTTAAAAAAGTTTTATGAAGGAAAAGGACATGTTAGTTTAGTATCTTTAAGATATCCCCATGCGGATGACATAATACGTTTAAACCCCGATTTTAAGTCAATTAAACAGCAGTATATTTTTGGGTATATTGATTTTTTCAAACTCTTTGGTTTGGATGTAACTAAAGATGAATGGGAATCTTTTCATGAAACTTTAGGTAAAGAATTGATAGATTCGTATACTAGTATATTAGAAGAAGATAATACAATTGTTAGAACACAATATGCAAGTTAATTTAAAGTTAAAACCATTAATTAAATGGAGTGGTGGCAAAAGTAGAGAAATAGATCGCTTTTGTCACCATTATCCTGCTAGTTTTAGTACATATATAGAACCTTTTATTGGTGGCGGCTCCGTTTTTTTTGATTTAAATTTTAAGAAAAATATTGTTGCTGATGTACATAAAGAGTTAATAAATTTTTATCAACAAATTAAAGAAGATAAGGTTCTTGAAATATATGAAAAGGTTTCTAAGTTAAAAGTAGACGAGCCTACTTATTATTTTGTAAGAGATGAGATGTGTATTGAAACATTAGTGGACGAGGCTGTTAGGTTTTACTACTTACGTAAAACAGCTTTTAGGGGTATGTTACGTTATAATAAGAGCGGTAAATTTAATATACCATGGGGTCGTTATAAGGGTGCAAACTTCGAATTAATAAAAAATCCCGGTTATGTTGAATTATTAAAGCAAACTGAGATAAGATTGGCTTCTTTTGAGGATATTTTTAATGAATATAATGATGAAAATAATTTTGTTTTTTTAGATCCTCCATATGACACTGTATTTAAGAATTATGGTTACTGTCAGTTTGGTAGAGAACATCAAGAAAGATTGGCTGATTTATTTAAAACCACTAAAAATAAATGTCTTATGATTATAGGCGACAGCGAACTAATAAGAGAACTTTACAGGGAGTATATTGTAGATTCTTATTTCAAAAAATATATGTTTAAAATTCATTCTGGTAGGATAAGCGGGGATAGCGGGAATCAACATTTAATAATTAAAAATTATCATTAAGGGGTGTAAAATGGAAAAAAGAAAACAAGAAGTATTAGATACAATTAATAAAATGATTGAGTTGTCAGAACCAATTTATTATGACGATATCAACAGGTTTTATCTGACATTAGATAGAGATAAATTATTTGGTGCAGAAAAAGATATGCAAAAATTAGGTATAACTTCTCATTTTGCACGCGATAATAATGGAGATCTTATTCTCAATTACGACAATATAGGTATTAGTACTTTGTCTATAATTGCTACCATAACTGATTGTTTGTGTGATGAAAGGTTGAGTTTTATGATTGAAAACAGTGGATTAATAACTGGTGTATGTTGGTATAAAGCACGTGAAGGCAACACTTAAAATTAAATCTTCGTCTATAGCTCTTGATTATATCAAGAAAAAAGGTATGTCAAAAGAAATGTTTGATAAATATTTTTGATGAAGATTTGAAAAAAATAACAGATAGAATAAATGGTATAATAAAATGAAAACTATTACTTTTCCTGTAGGTTATAGACCAAATTATTTAAAACAATTTCTTGATTCTTTAGAAAGCCAGGATTTATCTGATTATAAAATAATTTGTAGTGCTGAGAATTGTACTGAATGTATACATATACTTGAAACGTGTTCTATACCCTTAATAATTTTACATAAATCTAATTCTTCTGGGGTACGTTCTCATTCTGGTGCTCGTGATAATATGTACAATGTACTTAGCTATGCGTTTAACCTTGGATCAGATTTTAATGTACATTTGGAAGATGATTTTTTATTAGCACCTGACACTATTGATTTGGCAAACTGGTATTACGAGACTTTTAAAGATAATCCATTATTTTATATGTGTTACGGGCTTTTTAATTGGGGTAGTGCTGGTGATGATTTTAGTGGGTTAGTAACTGCACCTACATTTCATGGATTAGGGTGGTGTGTATTTAAGGAAAATTGGGAAATATGTTATAGTAAATGTTGGTATAATGATGTGCTTGCTCGTAAATATGCAAATGCTTATGGTTGGGATTGGGCAGTTGAAGCTTTTTTTAAGGAGTATTCATGCAAAAGTATATTACCAGCGTTGTCTAGAACGAAACATGTTGGCAGAGTAAATGGTACTTGTTGTACTGTTGATTTTTTTGATAAAACTTATCCTAATTTGGTATGGAATGATACACAATTGAGAATAAAAGAATTTATATTAAGAGAGAATATAGAAACAAGGCATATTCATCAATAAGGACTATGAATTAGAAATGATTATTCCTTTAATAGTTACTGGGCATACTTCTTGTAAAGATAAAAGTACGATTATTAATTCTAGAGGAGCATGCATCGATGTTATAGCAAATGTAGAATTGTGTAAGAAAAATAATTCCAATTTAAAATTTTATACAATTTATAGTATTGATGATACAATACAAGATTCCAAATATATTGACTATTTTGATAAAGTGTTATATTCTGAAAACGTTCCACATAAATATGTTGGTGAAAAAGTAAAAGTTGAAACAGGTTTAAATTATATTTTATCTGAAAAAAAGGGGGAATATGATTATTTTATAAAGTCAAGCAGTAGAGTTATTCTTTTGAATACTGCGGAACAATATATTGATGTTGTGGATAAATATGATCATATAGGTGGAAATCATCAGACAGGAGTACAATATGATACTTGTGTGTTTATTGGTAATAAAAAACTAATTGATGTGTGGATTAGTTGTGGTCCTAGTATAAGTATAGTTTCAAGTATAAAGACTGAAGCTAATTGGTTATCTTTATATGGTAGACTTTTACTTGAAAACTTATTTTATAATTGTTGTAAAAAACACAAAATTAAAAGTTTGTTAGTACATGACTTATATACATGTAAGTTTATTTAAATAAATTTTTATAAGTAATTAGGAGCTAAACATGATATTAAAAGATATGGATTTTACAGATTTTTATAAACATATTTATAATATTTTTTCTAAACACTTTTCTGATGATGAGGTTGATAGTATTATGGAGTTTGTAGAAATACTTTCTGATGCTAATTTTAGATGTTATAAAGCTAATATGCTGGTGATTCAAGCTCGCAAAGAAAACCCAGAGGATCATAAATTGGTTTCAGAGATGGAGTGGGTAGCTCGAAGTGTAGGGGAATATAGAGTTTCTTCAAAAGCAAAAATAAATAAATTTATTTCCAAAATTAAGTTTATTAAAGATGTAATAGAGCCTGCTACTTTAATAAGCGATGACATTGTTTATAGTATCGGGGAAATGATAGATAGATTATCGATAGAGACTATAAAAAGAGTGGATTTTGCTAAGAATAACAGGGCTAAACACATGGTAGACAGTTCGCAAAAATTGTTTGCGCGGGTAGAAAAATATCTAAAAGCTAAGCTAAATGAAATAGATGAAAAAGGTTTTTATGAGTGTGTAGAAGAACAAAGAACATATGACCTTGATGGGATAGTGAAGGAGTTAGCACTGTAATGGACAAAATACCAAAGATATTACATATGTATTGGGATAAAAGCCCAATGTCACAGTTACAGACATTTACTATAACCACATTTCATAAATATAATCCCGATTGGGTGATTAACATTTATGTTCCAAAACAACCTTATACTGGACCTAGTATGTATATACCTAATTATATAGGTAAAAATTATTTTTATTTAGTAGAACAATCAAGTTATGTAAATATAATAGAGATTGATCTGAATGACTATAATATAGACGTAGCTCTACACGACATTCTAAGATCAGATATACTAAGATACCACTTATTGTATGATCACGGTGGTGTGTGGTCAGATTTTGATGTTATATGGCTAAAACCTATGGATCACTTTCGTAATGTAGAGTATTATGGAGATACACCTATCGATGAAGTAACTGCTATTGCTTCATTTATTAGAGGTACTTACGGAGGACATAGTATTGGTATTATGGTTCATACTAAGCATGATCTGTATGCTAAAGACTTAATTGATTTAACTAAAAAAGTTAAATCGCCTTATAGCCATGAAGTTTTTGGTGGTACTATGCTTCATAGTGGGTATCCTACATTAGGCTCTTTAACAGACAGATTCAAAACTGTTATTGGGACTAGATTTGAAACTTATTATCCATATATTATTCATCCACCAGCCCCTACTTTTAATAAATTATATTTGGATAATGATTTGAGTTGCATTAATAATAATAATGTTATCTGTGTTCATTGGTATAATGGAAAAGAGCTTAGTAAGCAATATATTAATGGTGATGGTTTTAGTAGAAACTGTAGTATGACTACTATTCTTAAAAATGAGGGATGTATTTAATAAACGTATTAAAACACTGGTAGAAGAGATAGTTAAAAAATAATGAAAATACTTACTATTACTGGTACTAGACCTGAACTTATTAGGTTGTCTATTATAATTAAAAAACTTGATAAATTAATGGATCATGTTTTTGTTTATACTAATCAGAACTATGACTATAATTTGAGTGGTAAATTTTTTGATGAATTATCTATAAGAGAACCAGACTATTATTTTGATAATACCGGATATTCTTTTGGTGAATTTTTTAGTACAGCTATACTAAAATTTGAAAAAATAATCTTAAAGGAAAAACCTGATAAAGTATTAATTTTGGGAGATACTAACTCTGGGTTACTATCTATAGTTGCTGAGAAATATAAAATACCTGTATATCATATGGAAGCCGGTAATAGATGCTACGATGATAGATTGCCAGAAGAAACAAATAGAAAAATTATAGATAACGTGTCAGAATATAATTTACCCTATACAGAAAATAGTAAACAAAATTTATTGGTTGAAGGTTTTCATAAAAATTATATTTTTAAAATAGGAAACCCTATACACGAAATTTTAGATTATTATGAATCTAGTATAAACAATAGTAACATACTAAACAAGTTAAATGTAAAAGAAGATAACTTTGTTTTAGTAACTGCGCATAGAACTGAAAATGTAGATATGTATGAACCATTATCTAATATAACAAAAGCTATAAACAAGATATCTAAACAATTTAAAATTATATTTTCTTTGCATCCTAGGACTAAAAACAAATTTGATAAATTTGGCATAGTGATGGATAAAAATGTAATACTTTCTGAGCCTTTTGGTTTTTTTGATTTTGTTAAATTAGAAAAAACCTCTAAGTGTGTGATATCGGATTCAGGTACTTGTCAAGAAGAATGTTGTATTTTTAATGTGCCTATCATTACTATTAGAGAAACCACAGAAAGGCAAGAAACAATCGAATGCGGTTCAAATATGTTATCTGGCACGAAATATGCTAATATTATTGAAGCATTTAATATAATAATTAAAAAAAATAGTAAGTGGGCAGTTCCTTCGGATTAATTAGTTAAAAATGTGTCAGATATAGTAGTGAATATACTGACAGGAAAAATATAAGATGATACCAAAACGTATGTATTTTTATTGGGGTGGCAGTGCTATGTCGTGGGTGGGGATATATGATTCTTTATTCTTTTAGGAGAATGAATCCTGATTGGGGAATGGTATTGTTACTTTTATTATACCTAATAGTTTAGTATATCAATATGATAGTGAAGATATTGGATATGCTTTTAGTAGCCAACTAGGCATAAACAGTTTTGATAGTATATCCATAGGGTATCATTGGTAAGGTGGTTACCCAATTTTTCAAAAATATGATTAAGCAAGGTGTTATTATGATAGATAATAAATTTATAGTAGTGGTTCCTGTGTATAATGCTGAAAAATATATTGAAAAATGTTTAAAATCTATATTAAATCAAAGTTATAAAAATTACGATTTAGTAGTGGTTGATGATTGTTCTACGGATAATACATATAATATTATAAATAATATTTATAGTAGCTACAAAAATGTTTTTACCATGCATAAAAATCATTATCGTATAGGTTCACCATTAGCAAATATAATTAAAAGTATGAAATTATTTTCTCACAACAAAGAAGATATTATAGTTACCGTGGATGGTGATGATTTTTTATATAATAACAGGGTATTATCCTGTTTGAATAATGTTTATCAAGATGAAAACATATATATGACTTATGGTCAGTTTGTTCTACTTAGCAAATCTTATAGTAAATGTTGTCAGCCTATTTTGGATACAAAAAAGTATAGAAAAAGTGGAAATTGGTATGCTAGTCATTTGAGAACGTTTAAAAATAAGCTATGGTATAAAATTAATGATATAGATTTGAGAGATGAGAGTGGTGAATATTATAAGGTTGCGAACGATGTGGCTTATATGTATCCGTTGTTAGAAATGTGTGGAAATAAGCACCACAAATTTATAGATGAAGTATTATATGTTTATAACGATTTAAATCCTATAAATGATATGAAAATAAATATAAAAGAACAGTTGGAAGTTACAGAAATTATTAGAAATAGACCCGTTTATAATGAAATAGAAGAAATATAAAAACTAAAATTATGAATAAAAAATCAAAAATATATATAGCAGGACATAGAGGTTTGGTAGGTTCACATGTTTTGGAACTTTTAGAAAAAAAGGGATACAATAATATAATTACACGTATAAGTAGTGAATTAGATTTAATTAATCAAAAAGAAACAAAAATATTTTTTTATAAAGAAAGACCGGAATATGTTTTTATGTGTGCTGCTTTAGTGGGTGGAATACATGATAATAATACACGTAGGGCCGATTTTTTATACAAAAATATGATGATTCAGAATAATACTATACATTTTTCTAAAGAGTTTGACGTTAAAAAATTACTTTTTCTTGGTTCTTCATGTATTTATCCAAAATTGTGTCCGCAACCTATTAAAGAAGAATATTTATTAACAGGTGAATTAGAAAAAACAAATGAACCATATGCTATTGCTAAAATATCTGGATTAAAAATGATTGAAAGTTATAGAGATCAATATGGTTGTAATTTTATATCTGTTATGCCCACTAATTTATATGGTTCAAAAAAAGATAATTATGATTTAGAAAAATCACACGTATTTGCAGCAATGATCAGAAAGTTTTCAGAGGCTAAACAAAATAAAACAGATGTCGTATTGTGGGGAGATGGAACATCTTATAGAGAATTTTTACATGTAAATGACTTAGCTAATGCATTATTATTTCTTATGTTAAATTATAATGGTGATATACCGTTAAATATAGGAACAGGTAAGGACTTGACAATAAAGGGTTTGGCTGAAAAGATTGCGAAAAATTATAATTTTAAAGGTAAAATTATATGGGATACATCAAAACCAAACGGTACCCCAAAAAAATTATTAGATGTATCTAAAATAAAAAAATTGGGATGGAAACCTAGAATAGATTTAGATGAGGGGATAGCAAGGACAATAAAGATGTATGAGAATGGGGTAGAATGATAAATATTATAGTATTTAGTAAAGATAGACCCATGCAATTGGAATTATTTATTAGAAGTTTTAATAAGTATGTTAAAAACTTTAATAATTATATTATAAATGTATTGTATACATATTCAAATACTAATTTTAAAAAAGGGTATGATAAATTATTTGATATGGGGTATACTAATATTGTTTTTGTAAAAGAAAATAAGTTTAAATTGGATTTAATTAATTTAATTGATAGCAGGTTGACAGAATTTATTTTATTTTTTGTTGATGATAATGTGTTTAAAAATGATTTTGATTTTTATGATAATCAAATGAATTTATTTAAAAATGACAACGAAATATTGTGTAGAAGTTTGAGATTACATCCTAATTTAACCTATTGCTATCCAATGAGATTAAAGATAACAAAATATCCAGTTTTTTTAGAGGATAATATATTTTATTGGAGAGGAGAACAAGGAGATTACGGGTATCCTATGTCAGTTGATGGACATATGTTTAGAACAAAAGAAATATTACCTTTAGTTAAGGAACTAAATTATAAGAACCCTAATTCATTTGAAGGGTTGATGGCTACGCATAGTTTAAACTTATCAAAAATGATATGCTATAATAAGTCTATTATAGTGAACAACCCGTGTAATATTGTTCAAATAAATAATCTTAATGTTTATGGTAATATAACTGCCAATGAATTGAATGATAAGTTTTTGGAAGGATATATAATAAATTTAAATAATTTTGATGGTATAGAAAACATATCATGTCACCAAGAAATAAAAATGAGATTTGAAAAATGAGAAGTAGTATAAGCGATACACATAAATACAAAAATATTATCGAAAAAGCATTAAACGATAATGATATTTTTAAAAATTTTAAACAATTATCAGATTACAATGAAATATTAGAACACACAACAAAGAATCAAGCAATAGAATATTTAAAAATTATAAAAAATGATAATAAACAGTTGATACAAGGTTTTCAAAAATTTAAAGATAATGACGTTTTTGGAAATCCTAGAAAAAATGTATTTAAAGATATAGGGGAAGTATCGCCTAGTACTTTAAGATATGTTAAAGTTTTATCTGATATTATTAATATATTTGGAGGTTTTAATAATAAAAATATAGTTGAAATAGGTGGTGGGTATGGAGGCCAATGTTTAATTTTTTCCAAATATTTTAGTTTTAATTCATATTTATTAATTGATTTAAAAGAATCTTTAGATTTATCTAAAAAATATTTAAACTTAAACAACATCAAAAATGTTATTTATAAGGATATTTCTAAGTTAAATGAAACAGTTGAATATGATTTATTAATATCTAATTATGCTTTTACTGAATGTAATAAAAAAATACAGGATATTTATATTAAAAAAATTATTAATAATAGTAGAAATGGGTATATTACGGCTAATTTTATAAGTGATATCTTTAATATTGAATCTTATAACAATAATGAATTAATAAATATAATAAATAAAAATATATTAATAAATGAAGAAAAACCAAAAACACATAATAATAATTTGATATTGACATGGATAGAAAAATAAAGGAATGAAGTATAAAGTATTTAGTAACACTATCAGATAAAAGGTATTTGAATTTTGGATTAGTACTATTTGATAGTTTGAAAAAACATCAAGCAATGCCTCGTTTAGATTATACTATTGAGGAAAATAAATTAAAAAAGGTTTAAAATAAATATATGGATTTTACATTTGGAATAATTAGTGGTGGCAATAATGAGATAAATATAAATAAGATAATTGATTCGATTGAGAACCAAAAAATCCCAAATTATGAAATAATAATTATTGGAAATACTAATATTAAAAGAGAAAAAACTATCGTTAAACCTTTTGATGAAACTATTAAAAAAATGTGGATTACTAAGAAAAAAAATATAATTACAACTAATGCAAAATATGAAAATATTGTTTATTTGCATGATTATGTTTATTTTTTAGATGATTGGTATAGAGAATTTTTAAAATATGGAAATGATTGGGATTTATGTATGAATCAAATATTAAATGCGGATAATACTAGATATAGAGATTGGACATTATGGTTACATGATTCATCAGTACTTAATAGCAGGGGTTTAATATTACCATATGATATAACACATTTGACTAAATATATGTATTTTTCTGGAGCATATTGGGTTGCAAAAAAATATGTTATGGAAAGATTCCCACTTGATGAAAATTTAATGTGGGGGCAAGGAGAAGATGTTAAATGGTCTAAACAAGTTAGAAATCATTATGATTTTAAAATTAATGAAAAATCTATAGTAAAATTGATGAAACAGAAAGACAAAATATTTGATTATTCAAGTAAAAAAGATATAAATATCTTAAAAAAGATAAAATAAAAAAATATGATTAAATTAATAGTGTTTGATTTAGATGGTGTATTGGTAGAGTCTAAAGAAATACATTTTATGGCTTTAAACGATGCGTTACGGGAAGTGAATGAAAAATATGTTATTTCTAAGGATGATCATCTTAGAAAATTTGATGGATTACCAACAAGGAAGAAGCTTGCGAAGCTGAATGAGGACAGAGGATTGCCAGAAGTTTATTATGATAAGATTTGGAATAACAAACAAGCATTTACTGTTAAATATATAAGACAAACTGAAAAGAATGATCGCTTGTGTAGATTGTTTCAAAAATTAAAGGACACTGGTTTTAAGATTTATGTTGGATCTAATGCTATTTTACAAACTACTAAGTTGTATTTAATAGTACTAGGTTTAATAGAATATGTTGATGGGTATGTTTCTAATGAAGATGTTGTGCATCCAAAACCACATCCAGAAATGTATATTAAAATAATGGCAGAAGAACACACATCTCCAAAAGAAACACTTGTTATTGAGGACTCTCATGTTGGTATAACTGCTGCTGTTGAATCTGGTGCTCATCTACTTATGGTTAAAAACCCACAAGAAACTACTGAAAAAAGAATTTTTGATCGTATAACAATAATTAATAAGGAATTTAAAAGCGTTATTAAATGGAGGAGCGATGTAATGAACATATTAATACCTGCGGCAGGCTCTGGAAGTCGGTTTACTAAAGTTGGGTATACTTTTCCTAAACCACTTATTGATGTTAATGGAAAACCAATGATACAGGTGGTTGTTGAGAATCTCAATATAGAAGGTAATTACATTTATATAGTTCAGAAAAAGCATTATGATAAGTATAATCTTAAATATTTTTTGAATATAATTACACCTAAATGTAAAATAATTACTGTAGAAGGTGTGACTGAGGGTGCTGCGTGTACAACACTTTTGGCAAAAGATTATATAAATAACAATAAACCGCTACTTATAGCCAATTCTGATCAGTATATACATTGGAGTAGTGTAGAGTTTATGTACACTATGACTGCTGGAAACATAGATGGTGGCATTTTAACATTTAGAAGTACCCATCCTAAATGGTCATATGCTAAGATTGACGAAGAGTTTAATGTTAGTGAAATCGCAGAAAAAAAGGTAATATCTGATATAGCTACAGTTGGTATTTACTATTGGTCAACAGGTTCAGATTATGTAAAATATGCTAAACAAATGATTAATAAAAACATTAGAGTAAATGGTGAGTTTTATATAGCGCCTATTTATAATGAAGCTATAGCAGATGGTAAAAAATTTAAGACTTTTGATGTGGATAAAATGTGGGGTTTGGGGACCCCGGAAGATTTAAATAGTTTTTTACAAAGAGAAAAATAGAAAAGAAAAAAAAGTAATTTAGGTTACTATGAAGATTCATATTTTAAATGTCTAAATGATGTTATTACTTGTATAGTTAAAACATTAAGTTCAAAAAATGATAAATACTTAAAATGATATTAATATCTCACAGAGGAAATATAAATGGAAGAATAGAATCATATGAAAATGAACCAAATTATATAGATTTAGCTATTAAAGATGGTTATGATGTAGAGGTTGATATATGGTTAGTAGATGGAATAATATATTTGGGGCATGATGAACCACAACATGGTATTAATTTTAGATGGATTAGAGACAGAATAAATAAATTGTGGATACATTGTAAAAATATAGATGCTTTAGTATATTTTAATAATATTGAATATGATATAAAATATTTTTGGCATCAAGAAGATGATGTGACATTAACAAATACTAATAAATTATGGACATACCCAGGCAGACGATTAACTAAGTTATCAATTGCTGTGTTGCCAGAACAAGTAGAATATACTGAAGCAGAATTGGAAGGTTGTTATGGTATATGTAGTGATTACATAATAAAATATATATAAAAATGAAATATTTAAAAACAAACCCATTATACGTTGATTGTGTTTATCCTGCACCATTAGAGAAAATTATGAAGGAGAAAATGCTTAATAATAAAGAAAATATATCAGATAAGTTTACATTTATAAATTTAAGTAATGCTTGTATTATGACAAATTTTGGTGATAGTGGCATGAAATATTTTCAAGAACAAGTAGATTTACATACAGAAAAAAGAAATAAAAATTTAATATTTATTACACATTCTATAAATTATTATATAGATAATATAGAAACTTATGGTAATTTATTTTTTAGTGTTCATGCATCTGAAAATAATAATCATATCTCAATACCGCACACTATAATAAATGTTGGAGAAAGAGTGAATTATCATAAAAAAACAAAATTGTTTTCCTTTCAAGGCGCACCTACTCATAAAGTAAGAGAAACTTTAATAAAAATGTTTCCTAAGCATTGTGTGTCCTCTATGTTTTTTAATAATGTTAGATTTGTACATATTTACAAAAAAATGTTAACTGAATCAATATTTTCTTTGTGTCCAAGAGGAACAGGTGTAAGTTCGATAAGACTTTGGGAATCAATGGCAAGTGGTACTATTCCAGTGATAATCTCAGATGGATATAAATTACCATTAGAAAACGCAATTGATTGGTCATCGTTCTCTGTTATAATAAAAGAAAAAGATGTGGAAAAAATACCACAAATACTAGTCTCAGTTCCAGAACAAAGAAGGATAGAAATGATGAAAAGTGTTATAAATATATATGATGAGTATTTTAATTATGAAAATTTACAAAAAACAATAATGATAAATTTGAATGAACTAGAGTAAAGAATGTTAGATATAATAGGTAATATAAAAATAAGTCCAACAATTGGCTATAATGGACAAGAAAGAACAATAAGAGATAGAATAAAATTCTTCAAAATGGTTATTGAAAGTGAAAAAATTCTCAATTCAGGTTTATATGTAAATATAGCTAATGTAGAACTCAAAGAGGAACTTATAAAAATTGTGGATGATAATTTTAAAACATATTCTTTAACATTTAATGGTGGATATTTTAATAACATTTATATAGATAAATTAAATCAATCAAATTCAGATTATATTTTACATTTTGAGGAAGATCATGTGTTAATCTGTCAAAATATAAATTATATAGAAAAAATTCTAAAAATGGCTAAGAAATATGATGTAGATTTAATAAAGGCTACATTCAATAAATTAGAAAATGAAAGTTATAAACAAATAACACCAATATACGAGGATGATAATTGTAAAGTAGTTTTGATGAATAATGATAATCAGAATTTAGTAACAAAAACATACAAGTACCGATATTTTATAGGTGTGAATTGTATTTATAATAAAAGGTTTGCATATAAATTTTGGGATAGGGAGTTAAGAAGTTTTAAACCTCACCCATTCGAATTACCACATTATAATCAAAAATATGAACATATTATGATGATACCAAAAAAAGAGTTACTTTGTCCAATTGATGATGATCACGGTGTGGCTGGTAGTTGTGTATTAAATAGGATAAATAAATGTATAAAAAAACAGATGAGTGGTCTATAGATGAAAGTGTATATAAATATATTCAAGGATATTTAGAAAAAAGAAAAATAATATTAGAATTTGGTAGTGGTGATGGAACAAAATATTTATTGAAGAATTGGGATGTTATATCAGTAGAACATAATATGAATTTTGTAAATAGATATCACAATAATTATATATACTCTCAAATTAAAGAATATGAAAATTATAGGTGGTATGATATTGATTCTATTATGAGATCATTAGAAGAAAAAGAATATGATTTAATTCTTGTTGATGGTCCAACAGGTGATATAGGTAGGATTGGGTTTTTTCACAACTTAGAAAGTTTCAATATTGATGTACCAATGATTTTTGATGATATTAATAGAGTAGCTGAACTAGAGTTAATGAGAATGGTATCTAAGAAATTAGGAAGACCCTATGAACGTTATGATGTGTTTGGTGTGATAAAATAAAGAAATATTAAGAGATGAATATTGTTTTAGTTCATATAAACTGCGATGATAAAGATTTATACTGTATACCGAGATTACCATCATATATAGATGATTGTATAAATCAAACAAGAAAATTTAATGATTGTAATTTATATTTATTAACAGATGCAAATGTGGATAGTAATTTCATGGAAAGATACAATGTTAATATAGTAAATATATCAAATGTTAAATTAAATAAATTAAATAAATTTTATTCATTTTTTGGTAAAAACAATTTTTGGTCAGTCGCAGCAGCTCGATTTTATTATATCGAGTGGCTAATGAAAGAGTATGATATAGAAGATGTAATACATATTGAAAATGATATTTTATTGTACCATAATGTAAATGATTATGAAAAAAAATATGAAGAAATATTTAAAAACATGGCTATAACTCCTTGTGGGCAAGATAAATGTATAACAGGGTATTTTTATATAAAAAATTATAAATCACTAAAACATATGAATAACTTTTTTATAGAGTTGTATGAATCTGAAAAATTACAGAGTTTAATAAAGAAATATAATATAAAAACAATGATTAATGAAATGGTATTATTATATTTGTATTCAAAAGAGTTTGGTAAAGATTATTTAAATTATTTTCCTATTTTACCATACGGTAAATATTCTTATAATTATAATTATTTTAAGTCAATATTTGATCCTGCCAGTTATGGACAGTATGTGGGCGGTTCAAGAACAGAAGGACCCAGAGTAAAACCCTCTGATCATTATGTAGGTCAAGAATTTATTAACAATTCCACCTGTGATGTAAAATTTGAGTTCGTAGATGGTTTGAAGATTCCTTATTTTTATTATGATGATAATAAGGTATTTATTAATAATTTACATATTCATTCAAAAAATTTAAGTAAGTATTTATCATGATAGATTTTGTACAAAATGAAAAAATGGTATGGATACCTATAAAATATAGGGATATTTATATATGAATACTATTTTTATAGAAAAAGCAGCATTATACAGATTTATCTGTATATTTTGTTAATAATTGGGAAGAAATAATTGAAAAATTTCTTGAAAAAGAATATATAACATATAATAATATTGAGTGGAATATAGATAAATTATCTTTTAAATATTGGGAAGATAAAATAAGTATTATGAAGGTTATCACATGGAAATGGTATTGTTATTAAAGTGGGGAGGATTGGGGGATAGTTTAGCTTTTAGTACGTTGCCAGAACTATGTTATAAAAATAATATGGATTTTTATTTAAGTTCCCAATCAAAAAATATTTTTAGAAATAATGAAATATTTGATTTAGTATGGAAACATAATCCATATTTTAAAGGGTTTTCTGATAAAGCCCCCAATGCTGGTAATATACATATTTCAAATTCGGGAAGAAAAAATGATAATGATAGTATTGTTCAGTGTTTTGAAACAATATATTTTAAAGAGTCAGTAAATAAGTATCCAAGGATATATTATGATTTTAAATATATAGAAAAATATAAAAATTATACAATTGTAGATTTGACATCAATAACATTAATAGATGAATATAAAAATGTTATTGATGATGTTATAAACATATTAAATAATATATTGCCTGACGATTATTATTTAATAAATTTCAATAATATAAATACAAATAGTTTTAACATCAAAAATATTAAAAAAACAAAGAATGATCCAATATTTATAAATAATATTTACGAATATTGTGATTTAATAAACAGCTGTGTTAAAAGTATTTTTTTCAACTCTGGTGCAAATTCTTTATCGTCAGCTATTAAACAAGATAAAACAAAACCAGAAATTAATACTATATCATTTAAACGGTATTATAATACATATATTTATGATAATATAGAATATTTTTTTCTTTAAAAATAAGGTTATAGGTATTATAAAATATAAAGGAGATACATAATAATATGAAATATCTAATTACTGGTATAACTGGTTTTGCTGGACCTCATTTAGCTAGTCTTTTGTTGAACAAAAAACACGAAATACATGCTGTTGTTAGAGCGTCAAATGGCAGAGAGATTGATTTACTAGATATATTAATGCCTAATGAACATGAAAAAATAATTTTTCATTATTTAGATTTGAAGCATTATTATGGGGTAAAAAAGTTAATAGATAAAGAAAAATTTGATGGTATATTTCATCTAGCAGCTCAATCACATCCGCCAACAAGTTTTAAAGATCCCATAATGACTTTTGAAGACAATGTAATGGCGTCTTTAAATCTTATAACAGCCATAGAAAAAACAGATACTAAATTTATGTTTTGTTCTACGTCTGAAGTTTATGGAGATAGTTGTAAAGATGACGGAATATTGCGAATAACTAATAAATTATTTCCGAGTAACCCGTATGCTGTAACAAAAGCTAGTATTGATTTATATATGCAAGAAAGAATGAACAATGGTTTCATAAAAGGATATATTACGAGAGCATTTTCGCATACGGGGCCGAGAAGAGGTAAAATATTTTCAATATCATCTGATGCTTTTCAAATAGCTAAAATGAAACTAGGTTTAAAAGAAAAAATTTTAGATATTGGTAATCTCGGTACCAAAAGAATTGTAATAGATGTACGAGATTGTGTAAATGCGTATTATTTGTTGATGATAAATGATAAATCTAATGGTAATATATTTAATGTTTGTGGTGAAGACATACATAAAATGCAGTTTTTTACAGATACACTTATAAAATTGGCTGGGTTTGATTTATCAGAGGTTGAGCAGAGAATTAATCCTAAGTTTTGGAGAGATATAGACATACAGATACAGAGAGGAGATTCGACAGAATTAAAAAACCTGACTGGATGGAAACCTGTTATTGATATTACAACAACATTAAAAAATTTACTGGCTTATTGGATTAGAAAGATTGGAAACAATATATAATGATCATGAAAAATAAGATATTGAAAAGGAAAAAATATAAAAAAAGTTTAGTTTCTTAATCCTCCTTATGGAGGTGAGTTACTATCCTATGAGAGATATAAATTATATGACACAGAAGATGCTGCGAGAGGGGTTATTCTTATGGACAAAGCGTTTGATGTAAATGGTTATAGTGGTAATTATACAATTCTATGACTTATCCAAGTATCCTGATGTTGAAAAAATGCCAAATATTAAAAAATAATGGAGATGTCTTATGAAAAAAGCGTTAATTACAGGAATAACAGGACAAGATGGAAGTTATCTGGCTGAATATTTATTAAATTTAGGTTATGAGGTATATGGTATTATTAGAAGGCATTCGGTTGTAGAGAACCAGCAATATCGTGTAGAAGCTATAAAAAATGATTTACATACGTATTACGGTGATTTATTGGATCAAACATCGTTAGAAAAAATACTAACTGAGGTCAGGCCTGACGAGGTGTATAATTTAGCGGCACAAAGTCAGGTTAGAATAAGTTTTGATATACCGCAATTTACAGTACAAACAAATGCGGTTGGTGTGATTAATTTACTAGAAGCTTTTAAAAGACTATGCCCTACTTCGAAATTTTATCAAGCAAGTTCTTCTGAGATGTTTGGGTTGAGTGTTGAAAAGGATAATTTTCAAAGAGAAACTACAATTATGAATCCTGTTTCTCCTTATGGATGTGCAAAAGTATTTGGGTACAATATTGTAAGACATTACAGAAGGGCATATAATCTGCATGCTTGCAATGGTATATTATTTAATCACGAATCGCCGAGAAGGGGAAGTAACTTTGTAACAAGTAAGGTTGTTAATGGCGCTTGTCTGATTAAATTAGGCATGCTTGATAAACTTGAATTAGGAAACATAGATTCTTATAGAGATTGGGGTCATTCTAAGGATTATGTCAGGGCAATGTACGCAATAATAAATTATAAAAATCCAGATGATTTTGTTGTCAGTACAATGGAAACACACTCTGTTAGAGAAATGTGCGATATTGTATTTAAATATTTGGGTTTAAACTATAAAGATTATGTTATTCAAAATCCAAAATACTTGCGTCCAGAGGAATTACCATATTTAAAGGGGGATTCAACAAAAATTAGAAAAATTCTTGGTTGGAAACCTATATACACTTTTGAGAAAATAATGTATGAGATGACAGATAGTTGGATGAATATATTACAAGGAAAAAACCGGCCATAACCGAAATTATTGGAAAGAATATTATAAAGATAAAATAGGAAATATAAAAACATGAATGATTTATTTAAAAATTCTGTAATACTTTGTACAGGCGGTACTGGATCATGGGGCCAAGAATTAACAAAACAACTACTTAATAAGCAACCAAAAAAAATAATTATATTTTCACGTGGAGAGCTTGCTCAAGTAAACATGCAAAGAAAGTTTAATGACAAGCGTATTGAGTATGTCATTGGTGATGTTAGAGATGCTAACGCCGTAGATAGGCTGTTTAGTAGGGGCATAGACTGTGTTTTCCATTTGGCGGCATTGAAACATGTGCCTGTTTGTGAGAATCAACCACAAGAATCTATAAAAACAAATATAGATGGTACAATAAATATTATAAATGCAGCTATTAAACACGGTGTTAAAAAAGTTATCGATGTATCATCTGATAAAGCAGTAGCCCCAAATAGTTTATATGGTATGACAAAAGCTGTGGGCGAAAAATTAATAATACAAGCAAATACCTTAACAGATAAAACTGCTTTCGTTTGTATTAGAGGTGGAAACGTTTTAGGATCTAATGGTAGCGTAGTTCCTTTTTTTATTGAACAAATAAAAAAATCAAACAAAATAACAATTACTGATAATAGAATGACTAGGTTTTTTTTAACTTTATCCGAAGCTATATCTTTATTGTTTCAAGCTACTGAAAGTAGCATTGGTGGAGAAACGTTCGTAATGCATATGCCTACATTTTATATTTCTGATTTAGCTAAAGTTTTAATTGAATTTTATGGTAATGAAAATACAAGTATAGAAGAAATTGGTACAAGAGAAGGCGAAAAATTACATGAAATTTTAATATCGGAGCATGAATCTTGCAGGTCTTATATATTTAATGATGATTATTATACTATATTACCAGAATTAAGTATTGGCAGAGATTACTCCAATATTAGTTCTCTAAAGAAAGTTTCTTTTAAAGAATTTTCTTCGGCGGATAAAATAAAAGATAAAAAGTATCTTTATAATTTATTAATGAAGGGTGGGTTTTTAAAGAAATGAAAATTTTTGTGTTAGGTTATACAGGAATGTTAGGTAGATATGTATATATATATCTCAAATCTAAAAACTATAATGTAATTGGTTTATCTAGAATAGAACTAGATGCTTCTAAGATAGCAGAAGCAGAGGATTTAGATTTTTTAAATTTAAGTACTGATGATGTTATAATAAACTGTATGGGTATTATAAAACAAAGAAAAAATATAAATAAATTAGAATTTATAAAAGTTAATTCTGTTTTTCCTTATATATTAGCTAATGCGTGTGAGAAAATTAGTTGTAATTTGCTTCAAATTTCTACTGATTGTGTTTGGACGGGGTTACAAGGTAATTACAACGAACATTGTAAACATGATGCTACTGATATTTATGGAGTTACTAAATCTTTGGGTGAACCAGAAAATGCTACTGTTATAAGAACTTCAATTATAGGTGAAGAAATTAAACAAGCAAGGTCTTTAGTAGAATGGATAAAATCTAATAAAAATAAGGAAGTTAAAGGATATACTAATCATTTTTGGAATGGTATTACTTGTTTACAGTTTGCTAAAGTTTGTGAGTATGTGGTAGAAAACAAAATGTATTGGAAAGGTATAAAACATATATTTTCTCCTACCAGTGTAAATAAACGTGAATTGGTTAATCTAATATCTTATATATATAATTTAAATATCAAAGTAATTCTGTATGAGACAGAAATAAAATGTGATAGAACTTTATCTTCTTCACGTAATGATATTAAAATAGTTATACCAGAATTAAAACAACAAATCGAAGAAATGAAAAAATTTCATTTGGCATAAATATTGCGTACTGTGATAGGTGTATATTGGTTTAAAAGAAATTTTGTTGAGGATGTTTGATATGAAATACACATGTTGGTTTGTAATAAACAAACAAAAAAGTAAAACAATTTTTGAAGTAGATTCACCAAAACAAGCAGCTAAAGCACTTGTTAAACGTGATTGGTACAAACATGTTAAAAAAATAGAAAATCCTTGGGATAATGTATATCGCATTGGTGTAGAAGATCAGTGTGGAAATGTTAGTACGTGGTCTATTACTATAGAACCTTCTTTTTATGCCAAAAGTTTTGTAAAATTTAGATAAAAATTATTTTTATGTGGCATGGTTATTGCATAGAATACTTGCAGATTATCGAGAAGAACTAATGAAAATAAACACGCAAGAAGCACAAAAATTAATTGAAGAGGGTTGGATATTAAAAACATATAAAAACCCATTCATAGGGCACGCTGTATGGTTAAAACACCCTACAAGTAATATGGCCGGATGTGCTAAATATTTGACACACGGGGTATACAGAAACCTACTAAAAGCTGGCGTAAAACCTATAAAAGAAAAATAACTATAAAAAAGTATCAAAGGAATAATTATGAATAGGTTAACAAAAAATTTTCAATTAAAAGATTTTGCATGTAAAAACGGTGTTTGGGTTCCAGAAGAATATATGGAAAATATAAAAGAATTAGTTGAAAACTTACAAGTTCTTAGAGACTTCGTTAATGTGCCTGTATACGTGAACAGCGGCTATCGTACAGAAGATTATAACAAAAAAATTGGCGGGTCAAAAAATAGCCAACATTTGTACGCAAAAGCTGCGGATATAAGAACCAGAAGAATTTATCCAACATGTTTACATACAATAATAGAGGGACTGATAAGAACAGGTAAAATGAAACAAGGTGGTTTAGGTTTATATAGAAGTTTTGTTCATTACGATATACGTGGAACTAAAGCACGTTGGCAAGTTTAATTCTGAGTGGGAGGTCAAAACATGAATCTAGTTTTATATAATGATTTAAATGAATTTGCTGATGATTTAGTTAAATCTTCTGTCATAGATGCAAAAAATGTCAAAGAATTTATAAATGATAACAAACAATTAAAAATTATAACCGTTTTTTTTGATACAGAAGATGGCAAATTTATGTGTTATATGTGGCTTAAAAATAAAAAAACAATAAAAGAATATGAAGTAACAGAATCTGTAGTCAATGCCTGGGGATATTATTGCAAGATTGAGGATGAAGATATTTTAACCAATCTTAAAACCTGCTCTTTGCTTAATTATTCTATTTTGAAGGGTTTAAAAACCTAATGGATAAAACAAAATATTCAAATATAAAATTAATAGTTTCAAATGTGGATGGGATATTTACTAGTGGTAGGGGAACATATGACCGTACAGGTAGTATTGTATCTAAAGACTTTTTAGATAAGGATTTTATGGCTTTATCTAAACTTCGTGAATTTTTTAATGTAGTTATTATATCTAGTGAGGAATATATAAATCGTAATGTGTTTAAACAAAAAGGGTTTAAGTTTTATTGTTCTGTTGATAAAAAGAAAATATTAAAAAAAATATTAATGGAAAGAAGTATTACACCTGACGAATGTATTTATGTAGGTGACGACTTGTTAGATTTGCCATGTATTAGGCTTGTATCTTACCCATTTTGTCCAGTTGATGCGTTTGAAGAGGTTAAAGATGTAGCAACAATTTTACCTGTTGCTGGCGGTAATGGTGTTATTTATAGATTATACAAAATTTTAAGTGAAGAAATGACTATTAGATATAAATTTTATAAATAATGGTATAGTTTTTGCATATGTAAAGTAGAAAGTAGAGGATTTATCTTATGATTATGAAATACGCGTCTATCGGAGAGTACAAAAATGTTTATAGGCCAAGAGATATTGAGTATGTTGTTGGTCATACTTCTATAAAAAAGTTTTTAATAAATAGTATGGATAATAGAATGTTACCGCACATATTAATGTTTTATGGACAAAGAGGTGTAGGTAAAACAACTTTAGCTAGAATAATAGCAGCAGGGTTGAATTGTGAGAAGGGTGTATCCTTATCACCTTGTGGGGTTTGCGATGCTTGTAGATCTGTTTTTTCAGGCTCATCACCCGACTACAAAGAGATTAATGTAGCAGATAAAACAGGAGTAGATAACATTAGATCATTGATTGAAACTTTTAAGTTATCTCCAATGTATCTTAACAATAAAGTTTATGTCTTAGATGAATGCCACGCTCTATCAAAACAAGGACAAAATGCTATACTGAAAGCACTAGAAGATACGCCCGAGAATATTTATATTATTTTTTGTACAACAAGTATGGAAAATTTAATACCAACATTATTAGAAAGGTGTTACGATTTTCATTTTGAAAAATTAACTGAAGAAGAATTAAATGGGATAGTAAAAGATGTTCTAGCTATAGAAGGTCAAGATTTAAACGAAGATATAGTAAGAGCTTTAATTGAACTAGCTGACGGGAGCGCAAGAAAGTTAGTAGTAAATTTACAAAAAATTTTACTGGCAGATATAAAAGATATTAAAGAAGCTGCAGAACTATTAGGTACTGAGATAGTACAACAATATGATATCAAGCATTTATTTAAAGCAATTATGGCTAGAGATAGTAAGGATTCTTTTAATATTATAAATAAATACTCATATGTTGATTGTGATTTAGCGAGAAAGGGTTTAATAAATTATTTTGGTGCTGTACTTCTACGAGTAGGAAAAACAAACTATAAAGAGGCAACAAGAATATCTTATATCATAGATGTTCTTTCATCAAATATCGATGATCCTACAAAGGGTGTATTTGTAAACGATATATTTAAAGCAACAACCTATTTAAAATAACTAAAATTAAAGGAAACACATGTTTGATTCTACTGATACAACTTTTTATAATTTACCGTTTAAATTAGATTATAAATACATAAAAACAACAGAAGAAGCATTTAAAACTTTTGAATACTTTGATAAGTTTAATGCTATTGGTATTGATACAGAGACCACCGGATTAAATCCATTTGAAGATAAAATTGTTTTATTACAGTTAGCCTTACCAAACGGTAGAGTCTTTGTATATGATTTTCGCTATATACCAGGCGAACTGTTTAAAGTTATTTTAGAAGATGATAGATTTTTACATATATTCCAGAACGTTGTGTTTGATTATAAGATGCTTAAATCTAATTATGGTATAAAAACGAAAAGAATATATGATACAATGATAGCAGAGAGATGTATTACTTTGGGGCTTAATTCTCCAGCTAATTTAAAATACTTAGTTTATAAATATTTAAATTATCAAATTGAAAAAGATGTAGCAAAAGGATTTTGTGGTATTGGAAACAAAGAGTTAACAAACAGACAAATACAGTATGCTGCACACGACGCTATGTGTTTGTTTGGTATAGTTAAAGCACAAACTCCAACAATATCAAGTCAAGGGTTAAATAGGGTATGTAAACTAGAGTTTGAATTTGCACCGTGTATGGCTGATATGGAATTGGCTGGTGTTTTGTTAGACAAAGATGGGTGGAAAGCATTAATAGAGGATTCTGAAACAAAATTAAAGCAACTTACTAGCGATATTTTACCAATGTTAGCGAGAGGAATAAATCAACAAGGTTTGTTTGGTGTTCCTGCTATAAATTTAGCTAGCAATGCTCAAGTTCTTTCTTGTTTAAGAAATCTTGGTTTACAGTTGGAGGATACCGCTGTTGGATCTTTAACTAAAGTTAAAAAGGCACATGAAGCAATACCAATGCTGCTTCAATATAGGCAGCTAGAAAAACTTTTAAGTAGTTTTGGAGAAACCATACTTAAAAAAATAAATCCAATAACAGGAAGACTTCACCCATCATATAGACAAATGGTACGTACTGGTAGACTTAGTTGTAGTAATCCCAATTTACAACAAATGCCAGGACAGACTTCTTTTAGATCTTGTTTTATAGCTAAACCTGGATATGATATGGTTACTAGTGATATGTCACAGGCAGAACTTCGTATATTGGCTTGTTTATCTAAAGATCCTATATTTATTGAAGCATATAGGCAAGGAAAAGATTTACATACAGTTACTGCTTGTGATGTGTATGGTTTAACAGAAGAAGAAGTTGTTACTGATAAAAAACTTCCAGATGACGATCCTAATAAGAAAAATTATAGACTTCATACGAAGAGTCTTAATTTCGGCTTATGTATCTGTAATCATTCAACAATTTTTACAAATAAAGGAATAAAGGAAATAAAAAATTCTAGTATTAATGATGTTATTGCACATGATATGGGTAAAGATAGAATAATAGATAAACAATATAAAGGAAAAAAAGAAGTATTCGAAATTAAAACAAAGTATGGCTATACTTTAGAAGTTACAGAAGATCACCCAATTAAAGTAATAAACATTGATGGTAATTATGTAGATAAGGCGCTTAAAGATGTAAATATAGATGTAGATCAAGCTTGTCTTAAAGCAGGGTCTAACTTGTTTGCGAACGAGATGTATAAATTTGATAAATTTTCTGTTAAGAAAAATAGTAATTATAAACATCTTGACTTGCCAAAAATTTTAGATGAAGATTGGGCAGCTTTTTTGGGGCTGTTCGTTGCTGAAGGTAGCACTTTTACGAGAAAAAATAGAGAATATCCAGAAAGTATTGGAGCTTCTTTATCAGAAAAAGAACCAGAAATGTTAAAACAAACACATACCCTTCTATATAAATTATTCGGTGATCGTTTAGGTGTATATAAAGAAAAAAAAGATAAAACTATTACATATAGTATTACTTCGGTTTTGTTATCTGGATGGGTAAAAAGTTTATTTAATCTAGGAAATAATAAAACACTTACTATACATATACCAGATTGTATAAAAAGGAGTCCCAAAAATATACAAACGTCCTTTATTAGATGGGCTTGGGAAGGAGACGGTTCTATTGCAAATAACCAGAATGGTGTTAGGATAAGATATGCTAGTACATCTTATATATTAGTAAAGGATTTACAATTATTACTGTTAAATATGAATATAATCAGCTCTATAACATATCATTATGATAAAAGGTATCCAGGAAAAAAGTTTTATGATTTGAGTATAGTATCTGATAATTCTAGACAGTTGTTTATGAAACAAATAGGATTTGTTACAAATTATAAAAATAACAGATGTTTTAGTTCAATAAGTGGTATTATGCCTTTTTATAATATTAATAACCAAAATAATAGATTGAAAAGCATTAAGCCTTGTAAAACTATTAAATATTTATTGTCTAATGATATAAAATTAAATCATGTTAATAACACACATTTAAAAAATTTTAGTAAATATGATGATTTTTTTAAATTTATTTATGATAATAATATAATTACGCTTCCAATAGTTTCAATAAAAAGTAAAGGTATTAAAGCTGTTTATGATATATCTGTTGAGAATAGAGAGTTATTTTTAGCTAATGGGTTTATTATACATAATTGCTACGGCATGTCAAAGTATGGGCTGGCTGAGCGTTTGGATATTTCTGAAGATAAAGCCGAAGAGTTTATTAATGATTATTTTAGAGCTTATCCTAGAGTAAAAAGTTACTTAGATGGGGCTGCAGAAATGGCTATCAACAAAGGGTATAGTGTTACCGTTTCTGGAAGAAGGCGGTATTACAATTTTCCTGGGTCAGAAGTTAACAGCGATGAAAGAAAAAATATACTGAATCATATAAAACGTTGTGGAAAAAACAGCCCCATCCAGGGCTGTCTGGTTGCTAACACTAATGTTTTTGGAGCAGGATTTATTGGCGATAATGTTGGTAAACAACGCATTCTTTCTTGTGGAAAAGATGGAAGCATAGTAGCTGTAGGTAAATATTCAGGTAAACAAAAAGTATATAAATTAACTACTGATATGGGTTTTACTTTAACTGGAACTTTTAATCACCCAATAGTGGTTAAAAATGGTAGGTATGATTCTAATCCTATGTGCGCTCTTGGAGAAACATTAGGTAAGTCGGTAAGAATGTATACTGGTAAACATGAAGGGTTTCCTGTTAGTATAGGTGAAGCCATAGGTAGGTTTAAAGTAATAACTAAAAATAGTTATATAACTAAAGAATTAGGTTTTATACTTGGTTGTTTATACGACAGTGGTTACTTTGAAAGCAGACAAAAATTATTTTATATAAAAAATAAAGTAATAACTAAAACTTTGGTTGATGCTTGTGCTAAATACTTTAGATCCTTTGGTAATCTTAGTAAGAATAGCTCTATAAAATTTGTAAATAAAGGATCAAAAATTTTTATAAATTTCAATGAGAATGTAAAAAGATTATTGTATTATATGTTATATAATAAAACAGGAAAAATAGGATACATGGAAACAATTTTAAATTCTCCTGTAGAAATTAGGGAAGCTTTCGTTTCTGGATTTTTAGGATGTAGATCTAGGGTTAGTGAGGATAAACAGGATTTATTTATTTTATGTTCTAATGATACTGTAGCTTTTACTATACAACAACTTTTATTATCTGTTGGTGTTATGTCGTTTAAAGAAAAAGGCGTTAATGGGGATTACCAGTTGTCTATTGTAAATGATTTTGTAACCAATGCAGGTAGTTTTATAGACGGATTTGGGCTTGGATTAAATGCATACATTACAATGCCTGAATCTGAATTCTATGATGTAGTTAAGTCAATAGATTATATTGGTATAGAAGATACGTATGATTTTGTTAGTGGCGATGAACCCCATATGTATATAGCAAATGGATTCAAGGTTTCGAATAGCAATGCTGATGTACTTAAACAATCAATTATTAATTTAAGTAATAATATAATAAAAGATGGGTATGACGCTAATATAGTTCTTAATGTTCATGATGAAATTGTAGTAGAAACAAAAAAAGATCAATCACAAGATATGGCAAAAACCCTTAGTAAATCTATTATAGATGCTTGGGATTCTTTTTTTACAGATGTTCATATGATAGCAGAATCTAGTATAAATAGTTATTGGAATAAATAAATTTAGAAATGGAGATTTAAATGGAAGAGTTTAAATATGGTTTGGATCAAAAGTTTGAATGTAAATTACTTGAGGGTGCTGTATTACCATCATTAGCCTATGATACAGACAGTGGTTATGATATTACATTAATTAAAAAATTAAAAATAATAAGAAAAGGCTCCTTTGGGGAAGTTTCTTTATATGATTCTGGTGTTATTGTTAGACCACCGAAAGGATATTATGTAGATCTTGTTGCAAGAAGTAGTTTATCAAAAACAGGTCACATGTTAGCTAATAATATTGGGATAATAGATTTTTCTTACATCGGAACTATTATAGCAGCGATGTTAAAATATGATATTAATGGGCCTGATTTAGAACTGCCTGGTAAATATGTTCAAATTATATTTAGACCTGTTATACACTTTATTCCAGTAGAGATTGATGAAATAGATGTAACAGAACGCGGCGCTGGAAAATTAGGATCGACAGGTAAATAAATGGAGTAAAACAATGAAACAACATAACAAAAAACAAAAAACATTAAATCTTAAACTTTGGAGATACTGTTGTAAAAGATGTGGAAATAAAGACAAGACTGTTGAACGTGCATATGATGCTCCTTTTACGGTTAAGTTGTGTCCTAAATGCGGACACGAAATGTTACCAAAAGAAACAACTATAAATTTAAATAAAGGTTTAAAAGGAATTATTTCAATTAAATTATAACGGAGGAAAGAATTATGAATTGTACATTTGCTAATGGTGCGGAAAATCAGGATGTGTCTATATGTAAATTGGTGACTGGGGAATTGGTTGTAGGTAAAGTTAGTACTGCAGACGAGTTAATACGTGATGCAGCTCTTATTGTACCAAGAGAAGTTAAAGAAGGTGAAGATACTAAATTTGGATTTTATGTTATTCCCTATGGGTTTCCGATGATTCAAAAAATAACAAATGAAACCTTATCTTTAAATAATGTTATTAAAGTGTTTCCGCCTTTGAATGGTTTTGAAGATGTAGTATCAATGTATTTTAAGATTTTAGAAAAGGAGGCTACTGCTGATGACCAAAGTAATCTTTAGAGAATGTGGCGAAGAAGTTTACACATTAATGCATGAATTAATAAACGAGTATTATTTGAATTTACGTAATGTTAAAATCAAGTGTCTGTTCTATGATAAGCTTAGAAAGCGTGGAGGCAAAGTTGTTCTTGGAACGTCTGAGGTTGTTTCTCCCAAGTTTAATTATTTAACTGATATTGATTTTATTATTTCTATTTATGAAGATGCTTGGGATATAATGGTTGAAGAACAAAGAAAAGCTTTATTGGACCACGAACTACACCACCTCTTTATTGATGAGGACAAAGAGGGTAATCCTGTTTGTAAAATACTTCTACACGATCTTGAAGATTTTAAAGAAATCATAGAACGTTACGGTGCTGATTGGGCGGATAACATCTATATTGATGATGATGGTGTAGAAAAAGATGACAATTAAACCACGATCTGCCAAAAACAAAGGTAAAAAATTCCAAAATGATATAGCGAAGAGAATATCTAAGCTGTTAGGTCTTCCTTGGGGCAAGGATGAGTGTATTGCCAGTAGGGAGATGGGCCAGGCGGGTACGGACATAAGGCTTTTGGCGGATGCGAAATATAGGTTTCCTTATAGTATAGAGTGTAAAAGATGTGAAAATATGTCTGTACCTGCCTGGATAAGACAAGTTAAGAAAAACAAGGCGAAAGGAACAGACTGGCTTTTATTTTGTAAACGTAATCACGAAGATGGTATCGTCATTTTGGATATTGATGTTTTTTTCAAAATTCTTGAAAGGATAGGAATTTAAAATGGAACCAATAATTGACTATAAAAATAAAAGTATAAAATGTATTTGGTGTAGTAATTATGATGACGTTTTATCTATATGTAATGTTAGTAAAATAAAATTAAAAGCTAGAAAAAAACGCAGGTGTGAATATTTTACCCCTGATCACAAGAAACTAGACAAAGAAATAAACAAAGGTAATAATATTAAAAAATATAAAAGACCTGATTGGTATTTTCTTAAAGGTAGTGAAAAAAAGAAGTTTATAATAAAAGAAGAAACCAAAAGAATGTTACAAGAAACACCTCGTGATGATAGCCATCCTCTTACAGGGGTTTTAGGTAATATCTCTTCAACAGCTGGCGTAGATTAACTGTCTGAGCTTTTTATAGTATAGTAGTGTTATAGCTATAAATTTTACGATTTGGAGGGATTTAAGATGGCTACAGGAAGAGTTAAATGGTTTAATGGTAAAAAAGGTCATGGTTTTATTACAGGATCTGATGGAAAGGATGTATTTGTACATTATTCTGCAATTGAAGGGGATGGGTATAAAGTAGTTTATCCTGGGCAGTTGGTTGAATACGAGGTTGTCGAAAGTGAGTATGGTATTCAAAGCGCTAATGTTAAAGTGATAAAAGAAGATGAATAATTAGGAGTTAATTATGTTTAAATGTCCTATATGTGGTAATAATTCATATTCTATTGTTTCTCCAGAAATGCCAGGAATATATAAATGTAATAAGTGTTCCGTTTTATTTTGTTATCCAGATAAATTTGGAAAGACTGGAAGTATAAATATTGGTGGTAAATGGTTACCTACATGTCCCCCTACTCCTGGAGTAGTGATTTCTGAGCCTATCAAAATGACTAGATTATAGTGTGTTGGCACAAGAATTGCATTAATACTTATCAAAAGTAGAATAGGAATGGTTTTTTATGTTAATAGAAAATTGTAAGGCGTGTGAATTATATAAAACTAGAACTAATATAGTAAATGGTAAAGGAAATAACCATGCTAGATTAATGTTCGTAGGGGAAGCCCCCGGCAGGGAAGAAGATAAACAAGGGATACCCTTTGTTGGTAGAAGCGGGGATCTTATAGATGAGGCTTTAAACTGCATAGATATTACACGGGATAATATTTATATTTCAAATATAGTAAAATGCAGACCCCTGAAAAATAGAGATCCAAAAGATTTAGAAATTGAAACATGTTTACCCTATTTAGTGCGTGAAATTATTGAGGTAAAACCTAAAGTTATTTGTTTGTTAGGTAGGGTTGCTTCAAAAGTTTTTATACCAACACTCAAATCTATTACAAAAGAAGAAGGAAATATTCATAAAATTTTAAATGGTATGATGGTTATGCCTATTTGCCATCCTTCTTACTATTTGAGAAATTATGCACCAAAACAGAAATTTTTTGATTGTATTAAAAAAGCGTATGAGTTATCTTTGGCATAGAATTTGCATGAGTATATATTAAATAAAATATGGGGGCGATCAGGGTTCGATTAGGTAAACAATTTGAATAATCACAGCAAGTAGATGATACTTGACTACTTAAAAACGTATCAAAAAAATAATTAACACTAATATGTACGGCTACGTAAACTCTGCTATAAAGGCAGACAAAGTAGCACTTGTAGCTAATATATAGCTACACGGGCGGTTAGGCACCTTGGAACAGAAACCTAACAACTGCATTATATGTTAAGGTATTTAGTATTAGTTTTATAGATAGCAAATTATAGCAAATTGCTGTATAATGGTTTTTAATTTGGTACTTAAGACGCGAGTTCGATTCTCGCCGCCTCCACCAACAGTTTGGCACACATATTGCATTAATTCATAGTAAAAAACATAGGAGATTCAAGATGGCACAGAATGAAGATTTAGTTAAAGCTTTAGAAAAAGAAATAGAAATAAGAATATTACCAAAACAAAAGTATCCTTATGTCCCTGCATCTGCAATACGTAGTCGTCTAAATGAAGTGTTTGGTTGTTTGTGGAATACACGTGTAATTTCACATAAAGTAATTAATGATGATACTGTTCTTTTGTTATTAGAATTATCAGCTACAGTTGGTGATAATGTTATAAAAAAAGAGGCCTTTGGTTCTGCGCCAATACACAAGTATACTAGCGGTATTAACAAAGGAAAACCAGTTAATCTTGGAGATGCGTATGGAAACGCTGTCATGGATAGCTTGAAGGCTTGTTCAAAGCAGCTTTGTATTGGAAATAAAGAAATGGATGTTACTAAAGATCCAATTACAGGAGAGTATGTTAGAGTTTCTGATATCGATAATAAACAAACGAATACAAGCAAGCCTGTTTCACAGGATTCAGGTAAACAAAGTCCACCAAAACAAGCAGAACAAAAGGTTAGTAAACCAAATGCTGCTGAAAAAAATAGTAAAATAATAGAACTTAAAAAAAGGTTGGCAGCATCAAAAAAGAAAATAGATGTTGTTCCTAAAACAGAAACTGTTGAGAAGAAAGAAGAACAAACTCAAGAGGAACCTGTTACACAAACGGAATCAGAAGATAATTCTGTGGTTGATCACGGTTTTGATTATGGTGATCTTGGTGGTACAACGGCTAGTCCTAAAAACACACAAAAACTTGTTATACTTAATCTTGCTAAGATGAAAGGAGTTGCTATAGAAGATTATATTGAACAAATTATAGGAAAACAAAAGTCTATTGATGAATTAACGGCAAGTGAGGCAGGTTTAATAGTAAGATCCGGTTTAACTTCAACTACTTTTAAAGAATAGGAGAATTTAAAACAACATGGATAATAAAAAGTATGAAGTAATACAGGTTCCTTTTGATAAAATAGGCATGTCGGTTAGGATTTTAAAAATGGATAACAAAGAAGATATCGAATCAGAGCTTTCGATGTTTTCAAAAGAAAGAGGTTTGATCCCAAAAAGAAGGTATGAAGATTATATATTATCTATTTATGTTATTAATATAGGACAACTTTTATATTTTATTAATTCTAACAAAGATCTTGTTTCTAATTTTGATGTATTCAGAGAAGGGCTTTTAATAAAATTATATAAAATTAATCCTTTATTAAATCCAGACGGTTTAATTGTAAACCCGTTTGGTCTTATTAGAGTAGATGACAGCGGTGAGGTTGATGGGTATCCGTTTGTTGAAAACCCATCTTGGAACACAAAAGATAGCCCAATGGAGGATGCTGTATTTGATGATAAAACTGTTAACGAGATTGTTGGTTCAGAAAACGCAGCAGTAGAGGGTCATGAATCTGAAAAATCAAATGGACAAACATTAGATGATCACATACTAAAAACAATAGAAGCTGTTAAAAAAACAAAGCATGTTTATGTAAAGAAGTGGTGGGATAGACTTATTATGTATGTGATTATTAGAAAATTCGAAGTAGATAATCTCAAAGAAGTAGTCTTGATGGGAAATTATGAAGATGAGCCCTCTTATAAATCTTTTATAATAACATCGTTTATAAAAGATATTGAATCTGTATTTGGTCTTATAGACAGGTTTGGATTATTGACAAAATTTACCCCACAACAAGTGGTTGACGAGCTTTATGAACTATGCGTAGCCGTTAATCCTGGGGCTAACTATAAAAAATTAAATAAAAAAACAAATATAGCATCCTCTTCAAGTAAAAGAGTAGTGCAGAAAACAGAATATAAGACATTAAAGGATATTTCGTCTGATAAATTGTTAGATTTAGAAGGTGAACTTAATAAATTAGTAATAGGGCAACAGGGTGCCACTAATGATATAATAAGAGCTTTAAAGAGATCTAAAATAGGAATTAAAGATCCAGTATGTCCAATAGGATCTTTCTTGCTCGCTGGTAAAACAGGTGTAGGTAAAACATTACTAGCTAAAGTTTTGGCAGATGAATTGTTTAAGAAAGAGGCCGAAGGTGGCTTTATTAGAATAGATTGTTCTGAGTATTCTGCTGATCATGAGTATTCGAAGCTTATAGGAAGCCCAAATGGTTATGTTCGCAGCGACGAGGGTGGTATACTTACAAATGCTATTCTTGAAAATCCTTTTTCGGTAGTATTGTTTGATGAAGTAGAAAAAGCAAGTGAAAAAGTTCATCAATTAATGCTTCAGATAATGGATGAAGGAAGGTTAACAGATAATCATGGTGAAGTTGTATCCTTTAAAGATACACTAATTCTTATGACTTCAAATATAGGGGCTACAGAAGTTCAAGGTATAGGAAAAACAATTGGATTTGGTGATGTAAATAAAATAACAAGTAAACGAAAAAATATAGTAATAAAAAAAGCTATAAAAGATATGTTTAAACCGGAGTTTTTAAATAGATTGACAGGTACTGTATATTTTAATGATATGGATAAAAAATCCTGTTCTAAAATTGTTGAACTTGAACTAGATAAGTTAAATAATTATTTAGAAGATAAGCATATTTTTATAAACTTTTCTCAAGCTGTAAAAAGACTTATACTAAAGAAAGGTTATTCTGAAACCTATGGTGCTCGGGAAATAAAACGGACTGTAGAAAATGTTGTGTCCGATTCTTTGGCTGATTACATTATTAAACACGGTATTGAAAAAGATACTGTAATTAGTACAAGAGTTAAGAACAAAAAAGTTATCTATAAACATTGTAATACTATAACTAATTTTGTTTCGGAAAAGGTTGTTGCGAATAGGTGTGATACCTGTACAAAGTGTTGTAACTAAAGTAATGGTAAGGGACGTGGGTAAGGGGCTGCTTAGGCAGCCCTTGTTTTTTAATCTGCTGTTGATAGATTAGATACGTATTTAGTTTTGTTGTAAATAATTAAAGTGGAGCGTTGTAATGCAAACAATCAATATTCCTTTTGTTAAGGTTGAATACTTAGAGTTCAGTAAAGAACAATACGATCAGTCTACATATAACCGTATGAATATGGGAGTAAAATGTGAAGGCGATTTGCGAGCTAATTTAAGTTTTTATTGGAAGACTGATGATGCAGTTCCTACAGAACTGCTTGAATTTATAAGTAATACAGGTATAAATATAGACATTAATAGTGGTGATGATAAATAAGAACAGAAACTTAGTTGGTAATAAATAGATTAGGAAACTTTAAAAGAAACAAATTTTAAACCCTCCTTTTTGTCAAAAGCATACCATACTTTTTTACCATCAAGTTGGGCGCTTATCATTGCCATTGTTATATATATTGCTTTGTTGTCTACGTTGTCGTCGAATACACAACAGTTCATGGCTGGTGTGTCTGCCCTCTCTTCGTGTAAAATAAACTCAAAATGTTTGTGTGAATGTGATAGTGTTGTTATGTTTGATTTGTATTTGTTATAATAGAATGGTAAAATATATTTTTTAATATTAAAATGTTTTTTAAATATAGTTAGAGACATTCTTATTATAGGTAGTTGAGTTTTTGTTTCATTACATGTTATTATTCTTATATTTTTCCAGCCCGCCTTTTTAAATCTAATAACATCTCCGTATACCTTGGCTGGTATATTATAAATTGTATCCCATGGATCTATTTTTTTTGTAATGATATTACATTTACCACAGGGACAGTTGACGGGCATGTCAATCTTAGTAGTGTTAATAACTTTGATTGAGTTATCAAGCCGTTGGATGTATCCAAAATCAGTGTTGATGATTCCATATTGATCAAAGTTGAATTTCTGAGTTCCTATAAAAACTGAATTACATGTTTTAAAGTTTTTCATATCTAAAATAGATGCAAGTCCCATACCATATATTCAAAAAATCCAGAGGTTAAAAAGAAGCCCGATCCTGTAAGCTACTTTTTTGAGTTTGGTTTTTCTGTGGGTGCGCGCGCGTTGAAATGCAAAAAAAATAATATAAGTAAAAAAAATTTATATGTATATAATACTAATAACAACATTAATACAAATAGTTTTGCACAAAGAATAGGATTCTTTGTGCCCAATAAAAAATATCGCCACACGAGGTGGCGATAACTTTTTTATAAATAAAGTATTAAACAGGGTTTTCAAGACTAACCATATAATGCTTGATGTTGTTGTTTTAAGGCTTCTGTGTCAAGTCGACCAATCATTTCTTGTGGTTCGGTACACTCTCCTTTAAGGTATACGAAACATTTTGGGCTGCAACCCCCCGATATTCCTACATTGAAACATTCGCTTGTTCCAACGGGATAATTGCCAGATGCGGCCAAAGCATTTCCATGAGCACGGGCCTCTTCTTCATTCGTAGGCACAGGATTGAAGATATGCACAGGGCCATTTTTAAATTTCTTTTGTAATTCTGTAATTTGATTTTTATTCATTAAGAATACCTTGCGGCGATAATTTATTCTATAATACAAACATACGGTTTTAGGTAAACATAATATCATCATTTTTATCTAATATTTTACCTTTAGAATAGAGATTGTTAGTATATGTTTTTTTAAAAATACCTATTAATTGTTTTTCTGGTTTTCCAAAAAAACCGATAATGCGAAAATTTTTATTCCATTCAAGTGCCCATGAGTGGCAATTTATATTAGGTTGTTTTTTGATAGTAGTTTTAAAATAACCTTTTGCTGTGTCTTTATTAAATATAATATTCCAATCATATACTATTGATGCAAATATTGTATTCAAACTGTTTCCCCAGTTTAACCTGTTAGAAACTATTATATAATAAAAAGGATCAGTTAAAATATTACCACTATTTATTTTTTTATTATATGTTGTTAAATAATAGAATGCTATTATATGTGCTTTTGCTAATTTATAAACACGCCAGACTTTACATTGTGCTGTTCCGATAATATCATAAGGTATCCTAGCAATATCATAATCGGATGTACTTGTTCCTAAACTATCTAAAACTTTTTTTCCTGTCAGTTTGTTGGTACTGCCTTTACCTTTTCTCTGTGCTTCCTTAGTCAAACTTGAATCTTTACTTTTATATTGCATTGTAATTGCTGAGATGTCGTCCTCTAATATACCCTTACACTCATTACATCCTATACAAGCATTAGCTATTAAATTCCATTGGTTATTGAGTTTTCCTTTTGGAATGAATTTTCTTGCTATTACATGTTCTTTTGTTTTTGTTTTACTGTCCAGTTTTGTGCCACAGTATACACATGTATTATTATCGAGTATAGTAGGTTGTGTGGTATTTCCCATGATTGTTATTTCCTTTATTTTAGTAATTCATATTTTTATTTCCCCGATTTAGTTCTATTATCATGCTTGCACAACATTTGACAATTATCAATAATGGTTTTACCACCATCATGCCAAGGTATTATATGATCAGCTTCCATTTCTTCTAAATCAAATTGTTTATTACATATAGGACAAATTCCTACCTGTTTTTCATATACTTCACTTT